CATATAAAGCACTTACAGCAGATACCAATTGACCTCCAAAATCAAGACCACCTAAATCATTATTTGTTCTTGAATAAAAAGATAAATGAGCTGAATTATTTGTGTTAAATTGAGTATTTGGATTGAATCCTGTATTTGCATAACCATTAGAGCCTGATGTATAACCATTAGAGTTATGTGTTGCAGCACCATTAAATGATAATTGATATTGAGCTGTATTCTTTAAATTATATGTATGTGACGCCGCAAGTCCACCAACAAATGGATACAAAGCTTTCATCTTAGTCCAAATAGAATAACCTTTCAAGTCAGTTACCAAAGTATTAATAGCCGCTTGTTGAGTAGGGTCTGTAATTGAAGCAGCTGTTATAAATGCTTGAGCATCAGGGTCAAATCCGCCAGCAGCAGTTACACCTCTAGAACCTATAGCATTTGATATGGATATCTGTAAAGGCATATACTACCAAAGAGCTATAATGTTAGTAGCATCTGTAGTTGATGCAAATACTCGAACAACTTGAATTGGAATAAATGTTCCGTCAGCAACATTAACTAATGTTATGTCATTGCCACCAGCTGTTAAAACTCTCAACGTTCCACCTGTACCAACATACAATACACAAGGCCATTGAGAAGTGTTTGGTGCAGCCGTTGCGTCACCAGGAAATGGAATATTGACAGTGTTACTAGGTGTTACAGCAGCAGCTACACTCGTTTGTAATTTTAAATTTGCCATCTTATTTATTTTTTAGTACTCTTACCATTAGCTCCATTTCGAGCTCTATTGGTAGATGCTTTTTCTTTTACAAAGTTACCATTTTTTTTCTTACTCATGTCAGGACCACCCTTACCATACAAGTCAGCATCACGTCTTACCTTGACATGCTCTGCCCTATACTTCTTGCGTTCAGGAGTAGCGTTAAGCTCTCTCTGATATTCACGCCTCTTCTCAGCAGCTTTAGGGTTCTCTGCATAGTATTTCGATGTCTTACTTGCTCCCATTAGTCTCTATATTTTTTAACCTTACTTGCAATACTATTTGGCTGCTTAACAACACTTCCTGTGCCACCGCCCTCACGCTTTGCTCTTGTTGTAGCAGCATACTCACTACTGCTCAATGACTTTATAGCCTTCTCAGGTAAATACCTCTCGCCAGTCTCACTGCTAGGCTTACCACTCTTTGTTCGCCACTTCTGATCCGTCCATCTAGTCAAATCATTTGACTTGGATTTCTTTCCGACATATTGACCGCCTGCATCTTTATACTTAGCTACTGCCAATTGGGCCTTTCTCGCGGACCATTTTCCTGGCTCACCGCCCTTTGTGCCAGCCTTAACGCTCGACACAACACGATCCCATAACGCTGGGTTTTTCTTCTTGGCAACAGACATATTAACTTCCCTTAACCCATTTTTTACTTGGACTCTTAGTGTCACTAGCGGACCATTTTTCTTTATTAGCCCAATATGCAGCCGACATCTTACCCTTAGCAATGTTCTTAGCATGACGACTTTTAAATGCCTCACGCTGACCTACCGTTTGATTGGTCTTAACACCCTGCTGCCCAAAACGTATCGTCTTAATTCGATCACCCTCCTTGGCCACAACAATATGACTTTTGGTAGGATGACTTGGCGTTCTCTTGGGCTTATTAAATCCCTCAACACCTGCTCGTTCTAATCTTGGGTCTTTCATTTCTTTTTTCCAAACAATATAGCACCAGCAACTCGCTTGCCTGCCTCCTTAGAGCCATACTTCTTAGCCGCCTTCTCAGCAATCTTCTCGAAGTTCTTACCCTTCTTACCGATATCTTTACCAGCAACTGCTTTCTTTACAATAGCTGATCGTTGTGTTTTGTTCATCATTTCTTCTTAACTTTGAAATACAAATATAATAAAATGATTCCAAAAGTAAAAAAGAAGATTACACATAGACGTGATAATAATAAAGTATATAGCCGAACACAAGGTGAATACGACTTCTTGAAAAATTGGTCATTAATTAAAAAATGGGCTATCGTAAATTACGAACTTAAATCAACAGCAGATCTAGAAATGATCCTGTTCCTGTACTCAGAAAAACTTTTTACAAGAACTCAATTTGCAGATTATTCAAAATTTATGTCTTGGGATAAAGAAAGATTTAATAGATTGCTAAATAGCAATTGGATTTATATTTGGCGACATAGGAATCATCAAGAAACACATCTATACGAAGTGTCATACAAAGGTAAAAAGATGGTTAACTCCATCTATAAAAAATTGCTTGGACTAGAGCCTATACCTGAGAGTAAAAGAAGAAATAAAGTATTCTTAAAGACAGCTCCTTTTTCTCATAAGACCCTAGCCATAGCAATTAAAAAACATAATAAAGAACTTAAAGAACGCAAACAACGTCCTTCTCCTGAATTACGGTAAAACGTTTATCTTCTATCAAAACGTCATGACCTGCCGCCTTATCGAAGTATATTTCATCTCCAACAGATATGCCTGACACCAAGTGACCATAATTAATAACTATTGCCTTATTATACCTCAACTCACGCTTGTCATCCATTGTCATTATTAAACCTGATTTATTTTCTGCTTTGTCAGCTATTCGCTCAACAATCAGAAACTTATTTAGAACCTTCATAGTCTCTTACGTTTGTGATAATAGCATTTGTACTCATAATAGTTGTTGCAACTGACACAGCATTCAATAGTGCGTTCTTAGTAACTTTTGTCGGATCAATTATACCCAACTTAACCATGTCACCATACTGCTCTCCCTTCACGTCATAGCCACATCCATTAGGACGGTTAAATAATATCTCGTCACAATTCTTACCTGAATTTGTGACAATCTGTCTAAATGGAGCTTCTAGTGCATCAATCATTATAGCAACAGCAGTACTTGAATAATCAGCAGATATACTCGCATCCAACAATGCTACACCACCACCAGGCAATATACCATCCTCCAACGCAGCCTGAACCGCACACACAGCATCGTCAATCCTATCCTTCTTCTCCTTCTGCTCAATGTCACTCAACGCCCCTACATAGATGACACCAACACCACCAGACAAGTTGGCAATTCGCTCATTTAAAAACGCCTTGTCCTCAGCATTCGTACTCTCTTCACGCATCTCCTTCAAATCCTCAACCCTTTGGTTGATATACTCCTCCCTAGACTCATTATGCATGAATACTGTCATATTACTACTAACAATAACCTTAGCGGCTCTACCCAAATGGTCAAGATCTATCAACGACAAATCATCACCAGTGTCCTCAGAGAAGTATACACCGCCTAGAGCGACTGCCAAGTCCTCTAGCAGATCTTTCTTTCTGTAACCAAAAGACGGAGGCATAATTGCACATGCCTTAATCTTACCTGCCGCTACATTCGCGTTCAAAGTGTTTAAAGCATTTTGACCCAACTCACCAATTATCAATAATGACTTCTGCTGTGTTACAATTGGTATCAATATCCTCTCTAAATTCTGTATGTTGTTTATCTCATGGTCAGTGATCAAGATATACGGATTCTCTAATACACACTCCTGCTTCTTGTGGTCGTTGATAAATAATCTTGAGGCGTATCCCCTATCAATCTTCATACCCTTTATTATCTCAACATACGTGCTCGTTGTCATACTGTTTTCAACTGTAACCATGTCAACTTCACTAAAGGCATCAGCAATCATCTTACCTACCTCCCTGTCATTGTTAGCACTTATTGTAGCCACATCAACCAACTTCTTGCCACTTAACTTCTTTGACTTCTTGTCTAGTTGTTGAACAACTTGACCAGCTATCTGATTTATCTCACGTATTACCTCAGTTACATTGTCTGTCTCAGATAAATACTTGTCAGATGCATCAATAATAGCCTCAGCTAACACAATACTTGTTGTTGTGCCATCACCAGCAACAGTAGCCGTTCGCTCTGCCGCCTGACGCATCATCATAACAGCCAAATTCTCAGTCGGATCATACAAGTTGATCGACTTAGCAACAGTAACACCGTCCTTTGTCACCGTCATACCACCAATATGATTCTCTGATTCAATTAGTACAGTGCGACCTCGCGCCCCTAACGTACTTTTGACAGCTCCTGCTATCGTTTTGATGCCCTTCTTGAGCTTTTTTTGGCCATCATCGCCAAAATGTACCTGTTTTACTATCATTTTATTATATTTTGCCGTAAAAATAGTAAATATTTGCGACAAAAAACAAAAAACCCCGACTTTTTATCGGGGCTTGTTGTGCATTATTAAAATGTATAGGTGATTAATTCTTTTTATCAGCCAATTTTACTTTTCTACCAAATGTTTTGTTTTGATTGACAGCATTGTCAGTAGATGATTTTATAGACTTGCTGTAAGCTGAATATTGCTCACCTAACTCAGGCTTGAAGAATCTAGCAGATCCATCTTTTTTAGCTTGAGTTATTGTTACCTCTTTGCCAGTGTCATATACGCTTCTAGACTCAATATTACCAGCCGCATATTTCTGAGCTTTACCTGTTGACCTAATGTCCTTCTTGACATTCTTCAACTCAGCTCGCAACTCAGACTTAGATGCTATTGGCGAACCCTTCTTAATGTCAGCCCTTAACTCTTTCTTAACACCTTTTAAACTCTCTCTTTCTTTAGCAACATCACTAGCAGTCATGCCAGACCTATCAGAACCAGAAATGCTAGATGGTGCTCCGTAATATGACTTAAACTGCTTCTCCTCTTTGGCATATTTAACCTTACGCTTCACATTCTCAACAGCCTTTGAAACAACATTCCTAGTCTTGTCCTTACCAGACACAGATGTAAATTTGCTCTCAACGCTCACCAATGGCCTAGAAGGATTAACCCATGTAGGTTGCTCCGATTCTCTTTTAGACATTTTTAAACCACCAGTAGTCTTTGCAGATATAGCAGATGGTTTTTTGATTTCCATCTTAGGCAATTTAACATCTTTAAGCTCTTCCTTTAATTTTTTAATATCTTCTTCCTTTTCTTGCTTTATGTCAGCCTCAGTCTCATATCTAACACCACCATACTCAACCTTATTACCAACGCCGAACTTAGATACATATTCACCAACTTTACCACTCTTTGACGCAGCCTCAAATTCCTCAGGATTGAACTTATTACCCTTGCCATATATATCCTCATAACTAGTAACTCTAGACTTTTCTACAGGAATAGCATAATTCTTAACCTTGCCATACACCTCACTACCACGACCAATAGATTTAGACCACAACCTTTGCGATGTGGGATCTAATGATGACAATGGAACATATTTACCAGACTTTATCTTTTGCTCATAGTTTGGATTTTCAGTCTCCTGAGCTGCCTTCTTTCTAGCAATAGGGTCTTTTATATCAGCATAAAATACATTCTCTGTTTTAGCACCTTTAATACTTATTTTCGAGTCCTTCTTGTTTGGTGGCTCATTATTACGCCTTGTTTTCATTAATGCCATACGAATGTAAATCTTAAAATTAATAAATTGATCTGCAACTCATTGAAGTCATACTCATCGTCAGGCCCATAATATTCAAAACCAACCAATAGACCGACATTTAGTAAATTCTCAACGATTATATTCATAGGCAAATATAATTATTTTTTTTTAGATATGTGGATATTTTGGGTAATCCCCCCATTCCACGAAAAATTCCGCTCGGGGAAAACGGTTTGAAAATTGGGTAGGGGGTATGCAATTCGATCTTTTCGGCTGAGATTTTCAGCTTTTTACCTGCCTGCCTGCCTGCCATCATTACAGATATACCTGCCTGCCTGCCTGCCTTATGATCTGTCCGCCTTTCTGTCGATCTGTCAATTAGTCTTTTGCCTTGCCTGTGTTGCTACATGTATTGAGACCAATACACATGCCGACCAATTTACTTGTAATATAACATCCATTATGTTAAATAGACCGACAGGCAAACCAACCGATCGACCGATCAAACCGCCTGCAATATCCGCTATCCTGTTAAGCGGTTAGAGTGTGGGGGTTATACCTCACTTATTTTGAAACCAATTAAACAATTTTCGGATCAATTATATTAATTCAACCTAACTATCTAATTTAAAGCAATTTAAGTCTATAAAATAATCCTTTTACCTGTCATTCTTATTTAGAATCATTATAAATTAGCACTTTTTGAATAAATTTTTGTTGAAAAAGCTTGTTTATTTAAAATGTTGCCTTACCTTTGTTATAAGCAAACGAGCTAAACAATAAAGATCCTTACTAGCAATGTTAAAAGACTTAATATGTACGTGTGACGAGCATAGATTGATTAAGTAACTTTCAACAGAAATTTGTTAAAAAGTTTGGAAATGTCAAAAATAGTTTAGACCTTTGTTAAAGTAAAAGTTCTTTGATTCTCGGCAAGTGAAAAAGATTGCAAACAAAAGATAGAACGTAAAATAGTTGCTTATATGCTTGTTCTAGAGGTGGAAGACCTTGGTACAATAGACCTAAATTTTCTCTATTGTTTCGATAATATACCAAAGAAAATTACATAATACTTTAATAACTTGTGGTGGTTCGATTCCATCTATATAAGCGAGGTGCAAGTTAACATTATAGCTTCCGATTGAATGACAATTTTATTCGAGCGATACGAACGGAAGCACTAACCATTTAAACCAATAGCCATGAAAACAATGTTTTTATTGATGATGATCGCTTTCGGAAGCACTGCGATCGCAACGCCAATTGTAAGCTTTAACAATGAAAGCTTAATGATGAATCACGAGAGTCTAATTGCTACTTTGTTTTACGGTAGCGGATTTGTCGCGATGATCTCTAGTATTTTTTACTCAATCAATAAAGGTTAACTGATGAGATTTGAATAATCGAAACGACATTCAAAAGATGTCGTCTTAACCAATTAAATTTTTAGCCATGTCAACAAAAATTTTAAAGATCGAAGGACGTTTCGAAATTTGGGGATTCTTTTTGAACGGAACGTTAATTAAAACAAGAAAAGTATTAATACCATTTAACAATAGATAGTCATGAAAGCAATAATTGAATTTTATACACCATTTCATAAAGATTTGGTTATAGTTAACAGGGAATTCAACGACATTAACCACATGAATAACTTCATTAAATATGTCTGTAAAAAATATAAGTACACGTTAAACGAAATATACTACTAGTCATGGGAACATTTGTTTATTTATTACTACTGTATTCAGTAGTTGCAACACTTAAAATTATAAACCTTAAAAAATAAAGTCATGAAACTAATTTTTAGAATTGGAGATACCTTGCAAGTAATAAGCAAGTCAACCACTAGCAACAATAAGATTGAAGCAGACAAGAAAAGAAAAATTGTTCAAACATACACATTTAGTAGAAAGCAATATGAATTGATTGCTAACGGAACGAATGATGGCATGAAGACTTTCTTCAGTAACGCTGATACAAATTGTTTAGATTGTCCATTCAATGAATTCGGCAAATGTTATACGCATAAATTCAACCAATATGTTGGGTTTATCAGCATGCTAAAAAGTATTGCAAAAGAATTCGGAACATTCGAAAATATACCAACATTCAAATACGATATGATTCTTCAGGCAAGAGAAATGTCACAAGGTACATACGTTAGATTTGGTACATATGGCGAGCCTTCATTACACCCAATTAAAATGATTGAGGAAATGTCAAACGTAGCAGATAATTGGACTGGATATACTCACCAATGGATGCGTAACGATTTGAGTAAATTCTTCATGGCTTCAACACATGACATCAATGGAGAAATTGTTGCAAGGCTTAAAGGATATAGAAGTTACATTGCTACGGAATCAAAGATAGACGGAATTGTCAATTGTCCTGCAAGCAAGGAAGCAGGATTCAAATCAACATGCAGTAAATGCAATTTGTGTAGTGGTACACTAGGAACAAAATCAAACAAATCAATTTACATTTTAAATCATTAATCATGAACATAATAATATCATCGAATTACGGATTCGATCACAACTGGACATTAATTATTAAGACTAAATCACGTTACAAATCATTCTATTTAGGACAAGATGTCAAATTTTGTCATCGAGTATTAGGCATGTCGCCAAGAGACATCGTTCAACAAATTGGTAGCGCACACATACAAGATGAAAAAGTAAATAGAAAGTTAGCAAGATTTATTGTCAAGCAGTTAGGAGGAACAAAAGCAATTATTAACCTTCAGCCATGGGAATTATGCGCTGAGTAAAACAAATAGCCATGAAAGCTACACTAGAACAAATCGCTGAGGAATATGGGCATGTCTCAGTAATTGAAATGATACAAGAATACATGTTTGACTCAATCGTTCCTGCATGCTGTACGGAAGGATGTGAAGTAGAACCCGATGGTAAATGTAGCCATGGGCATCCGTCAATATTAATAGCAGCTGGTTTTGCATAAAAATAAAATAGCCATGAAAGTAAAAACATACCTGCCTCTATTCAGAGGTTTCTATGGATCACATTGGGATGATCCATGCTTCGATGGAGAAGAAGATATCTATAACCTACCAAATGACAAAGAGTTTTGGGAATTTGTCGATTGGAATGCATACCATGAACACATAGCAATAGAAATGTGCAACGAAGTACAATACCTTTTATCAGACTTTGTATCCGATATTGAATTCGAAAGAATAAGCAGTCCTAAATACTATAACTTCGAGAATGATTCAATACATTGCGAGATAACATTTGATGAAGAAAAGGTAATGGAATACCTTAACGAAAATCAAGATGCATTCTCAGTCTATATAAGAGAGCGATATACATCAAGAGATGGTTTTATGTCATTCTACGAGAATAACGCTTTAGAATGGCTTGAAGGATGGCAGGATGATAACCATAAAGTCGGATCAATACTACAATTCATTTGTGAGAATGAAGGATTCGAAGAGCCATGGGATTTGAATGATTGCCACATCTCATTATTTTATAACCAACAAATCAACCAATATGAAAGAACAAATTTTAGCGACTAACGGACGATTCTTCTCGGTGTCATTTATAAAGAAAGATGGCATTGAAAGAAGAATGGTAGCCCGACTGGGCGTAAGAAAGAACATCAAAGGAGTTGGACTGAAGTTCAACCCCTCCGACCACAACCTAATGGTAGTATACGATGTTCATAAGCGAGCCTACCGAATGATTAACCTATTAACAATTTTTAAATTTAAATAGCCATGAAAGACCTATTTGAAACACCCGAATTAATACCTAGTGAAGTACAATTGATACTTGAATCGTACAACGAGGACGAAAGTACGAATGACTATCTAGACCTACAAAGATTAACCAATGAGTTAGAACAAATTGGTTATACGTTAGATTATGGATTAGATGCCGAGCCGTTTGGATTAAGACCAATTGGAATAAAGTTAGAAAATTTAGAAGGATATGAATGAGATACTAAAAGCAAAAGAAGTCTTGCGAGATGCAGGATACTTTGTAGATAATTTATGGCATATACACGATGTGTATGTAGCTGCTGATGGAGCAATAAAGAAAGACCAAGCAAGACAAGTCTTAGAAATGGCGTTAACGAATAACGACACGACCGATCAAATTTGGTTAGCAATCAAAATGAGTATTAACATATTAAACGAGAAGCCATGAGAGACGAAGAAATAAACGATCTAATAAAAGAATGGTTGGATTGGAATTAATAACTAAAAACCAAAAGACATGACAACAGAACAAAAGATTGAACTAGCGAGCGAACTAGCTCACGACAGAACGTTATATGAATCTGGAGATATATGTAACAACGAGGACGATATGTATGAAGGTGAGAACTACACCGAAGAAATACAGGATCGCTTTAATCAGTGGTATGACTACTACTTGACTAAGATTGAGCAAATTTAAAGTAATACTTTAAGTATGTTATGGAAAAGTCTCACAATCAACAAGTTATGTTAACTGATGTTGATTTAGTGTCAACGAACTTTTGTTTAACTTGCTGATTATCAATGAGAATAGCGATAAAAATGTCAAATGTTAAAAAAATAACCCTATACGGAGAATATTATATCTCCGCCACTCCCCTTATCTCTTGTTCATTCTCTTATTATTTTTTTTCTTAAGTATAAAGTTTGTTAACTTAAAATCAACATAAGTAACTGATAATAAGAAGATTAAAAAACATTTAAATAACATTTTTCAACATTATTTTTAAATTCCAACATTATTTAATACATTTGTATACCTCTCACAGGTATATTAGAAACATTAACAATCCCCTTGTGATGAAATAGAAGTGAGAGGCTATTGATTTGCGAGGGGATTTTGCGTTATGAAAGAATGTAAAAATTGCGGTCAATTGACTGACCGATATTACTCAAAGAGGCACAAGAAATGTGTCGAGTGTTTTAACAAGGTATCCAAGCGAAAGATACTAGATGAGTTTAAGCCAATAGTTAGGAAGGGGAGATATGAAACGATTAAGTTTATATTTTCAGAACCAAAGAATGAAATGGCGATCAACAGTTTGTTAGGTTGCAATCATAGAAAAGTTAGGCAACATCTTGAGAGCAAGTTTCAAAAGGGTATGAATTGGGATAATCATGGCGCGTGGCACGTTGACCATATCAGACCATTTAGTTCAGCGCGAACGATGAGAGAGTTAAAGATGTTGTTCAGGTGGCAGAACATTCAGCCGTTGTGGGCTGAGGCTAATTTGAGGAAGGGTAGAGATATGATAGGCGAATCAAAGCTAGACGCGATAAACAAAAAGATGGCTGATAGGTATGACGATCACATGGAGAAGTTGTCTAGTGATATAATAAAGACTAAGACGATTGACCAAATGCGCGAGACGTTGCGTGATTTTGGGGTAGTTAGTATTGGTGATTTAGAGGTATGTGCGAGTAGTATAGGATATGAGCGCGAGGGTGATTTATTTATTAAAAGAAGGAAATTATGACAAAAGAACAAATTGAGCAAGCGGCAGGTAATCTTGCAGATCCGAACATCTGTAAGACTGACAATTGGATAGCAGGTGCAAGATGGATGGCTAGTCAGATGTATAGTGAGGAGGAGTTAAGGAATGCGGTTGAGGTATCTGTAGGTAAGATAAACGATGAATCATTTAAACAATTTAAAAAATATGAAACGAATATTTGAGATTTACTTTGGTTGGCTGTTCATCAATGGAAGGAAGCAGCAAGAGTGGTATAACTATTTAAGAGAAAGATATGGAAAATGAATTTGTAGATAATGTATTAAGAAGGTTGCTTGAGCTACCTACTGATATACAGGAGATGTCGTTGCGGAATGCAAAGATAATCATGGATAATTGGGCTGAGATCAGCAATTCGTTAACAAGCAGAGCGATAGAGCATGAGTACTATGAGCTGTGTGCAATACTGAGGGATATATGAAAAGGCACACAATACACATACCGATTTACAATGGTATTCTACATGTTGTTGACTGTGAGGATTTGCAGCAGGCTATTAAGGACACTAAGTCTGAGCATGAATGCGAGGATCATGAACATTTCGATGCTTTTGTAACATCTAATCATGATATAAATCCAGGGAATTGGTTTTTGTTCATAGACTTAAAGAATTGTGATTTAAGTTTATTAGTTCATGAATTATTTCATGCGGCACATAGGGTTTTGGAATACTTTGGTATTAAGTTCACGACAAAGAATCACGAGCCATTTGCGTACTTAATTGAGTATTTATTTAACGAATGCCTTAAACTTAAATCAGATGAAAGATAAAGGGTGTGCTTGTTACGGTAGTAATTCTTTGCATAAGTGTTTTTGCAAGTATTCACAACCAAATAAAAAAATGATTACTAATATCGTGTTAAATGAATCAGAAAAACAGGAATTGAATAATATCATTAATGAATTTCAAAAGCAATTAATAAGAAAAATTTAAACATTATGAAAACAGGAGATAAAGTAATCGCATTAACAGACAATCCGAATGACAGTTGTCAGTTCAGGAGGAAGGGCAGTGTATATATGGTGAACGCTACGACATTTTGTGTGATGTGTATGAAAGGTTTAATTAACATAGGACAAAGATCTCGGCATCAAGCAGTTATGTGTAAGTGTGGTACATTAATGGATTCAAATGGTTTAATGTGGACACCGAAAGATGAGTTCGTCTTGCTTTCTGATAAGCAAGAGGCACTACAAAAGGCTGTTGATTGTGAGGACTACGAGTTCGCTGCTAAATTGAGGGACTTATGAAACACGCAACAATAATTTACGTATCGTATTTGGTCTTACTGGGATCGGTATGTTACATCACTAGTTCAGCGTATCCGTTATTCGGATTATTATTAATTCAAAATATAAATGTAAAATGACAGCAGTACAATGGGCATTAGACCAGCAGCATACATTATTTGCTTTAAAGGAGCTTGGTGGCATAGATGACATTGAATATTTTAATAGATCATCTAAGATACTTGAGGAAGCTATGGAGATGGAGAAGGAGCAAATGAAAAGAATATGTTTTAGGAGTTTAGAAGCTCACTTTGATGAGTTGTATTATGAAAATTTTAAAATAAAATGGAAATAAAATTAATTAACACTTATAAGGATTAGGATGTAATAGTTTTTACTCCTATGATTAATCTTGAATGTAAATGTTTGATGATAGCATTTATAATTTATCAAATTGAAATAACCTTTAAATCAGAATAGAATGAAAGCTAAAGACAAGAAAAGATTACAGTCAGCCATTGAGGATATATTATGGATGGCTGCAAGGTATGCTCATGGTAGACATACTTATGCGCCTAGCATGGTGCGTGATTCGGTAGCTGTTTTTAAAGATGTGTTTCCTGACTTTAAGATAAAGCAGGATCATGTTATAAAGCCACCATCGGATGATGAGTTAGATGGAATGGTATTAAGGAGTGATTATTTAGATGATATATTTAACAACGGAGAACTATGGAAACAGGAGTAGAGATGTTGGTCAGGGAGTTGACCGCTATGGGTATTGATATACCTGATGAGTTAATTAAGCGAGCGAAGTATCGTGAGCAGATGTTGCGAGATATGGAGTGGCAGTTAGGATATGAAGATCAAATAAAATAAATTATGAACAGATACCACATTTGCTACCTAATAGACAATGATTTGTGTACGGGTATAACATTAGATGCATCAAGTTATGGTGATGCTTTAAGTAAGTTTAAGTTAGACAATCAAATTTTGTATATATGTTTAATGCGATAGTGATTTTTTTAATGCCAACAATTTTCTTTGCGATCATGTCGGCTAGCAGTTTAATCAAGAATGACATACTTCGGGTTGGTGGGGTATTTATTGGTTTTGCTGGCATGATGGCATCAGTAATTATTTTAATTGTAAATATAATATTATGGGTAGGTTAGTAGTTGCTATCTTGGCATTGAGTGTCAACATAGCGTTTGGACAATTAGGTTACATGCGTGACTTTAAGCAGAACAGTGATGGGTTATATGAGATGACGTTCAAGGATGTCAAGCAGGCTATACACAAGTATAATTATGTGTTAAACATGAATGGTTCTGACACGATTGGTATTGTGTATAATGTAACCAACAATCCAATTGACTTTGGTTACTTCAGCAATGACCCGAACAGCGATAGTATTGTTGTGAGTATGTTTTTACGAGAGGGAAATAGGTACAAATTAATATTTGGCTATATTGACGGAAGTGTTGATAGGTATTTCTTTGACGTTCTTGATCAAGATGGTATTGAGACATCATTAGTATATAGAAAGCGATGAAAGCCTGGAAGGACTTAGAAGAAAACCCACACGTCTCACTCTATCACACTAGAGTGAGTCTGTGGTATCTTGACATGGGAGTTAAGATTGAGAAGTTTGATGAAGATGGCAAGATAGATATAAAAAACACCATGACACCAAACGAGAAGTTCTATGACGTAAGTGATGATGAGTATAAGATATTTGAATATCAAGGATGGATTACAGGATGCTTGACTGTCAATATAAATATACTTAATCAGAGAATTGAATGGCAAGAGCATCTTATAGAATCAAATTGTTTAATTGGTCCTGAATCGATGCAAAAAAAAATAGAAAAAAATAAAGAAAAATTGTTGTATTATCAACAAAGATTGTTAAATTTGTAACCCCTTTAAATCAAATCAAATGAGTAATCAAACACACTGGCGTAATTTAATGGCCGACAACAAGTACTTAGGTGCTTGGGATTTAGAAGTAAATGGTAAATACGAGCCAAGAATCGTAACAATTGAGAAGGTATATCAAGACACCTTTGTTGGGGAGATGGGTAAGGAGCAGAAGGTATTCATCAAGCTCAAGGAGTTTCCGAAGCCTATGGTAACAAACCGAACGAACTTTAAGAGATTGGAGACATTCTTTGATTCTTTCGATCCAAGTGATTACATAGGTAAGCAGATAGTATTGGGAGCTGAGAAGGTAAAGAGTCCGCAAGGAATGGTTGAAGCGTTAAGGTTCAGCACCAGACCTTTACCAAAGAAGGAGCTACAGCCACTTCCTGACGATAGGTTTCAAGGTGCGATTGACTCTATTAAGTCTAAGCGATCAACATTTGAGGCAATCAATAAGTCGTTCAAGTTAACAGCAGAGCAAATTAAATTGTTGAAGGATGCTGAGGCTTAGGGCATCTACAGCTAGTCCTGTATTCTTGGGTGATGATGGGCTAACGGCAAAGCAGGCCGAACTACTGGAAGAGTTACTCGGTAAGATAAAACTAACAGAGAAGCAGGCTGAGAAGCGTGACGAGTTGATAGCCAAGCGCGACTCGCCTGTTGAACTGTCGACAGGAGCAAAGACTTTGATCGAGGATTATATTGACAAAATAGTTTATCAATATGAGGAGGACTTCTCTAATCCAAAGACACAGAAGGGATGGGCTGTTGAGGCTGACTCAATAGTTATATATAACAAGGTGTTCTTCACTGACTACAAAAAGATTGAGGAGACTGACAAGTATTATGAAATCACATACGGCATACTTGGCGGTCATCCTGACATTGTTGATTGTGATAGAAAGATGGTGATCGATATTAAGTCATCATGGACAAAAAAGACATTTCCAAAAACACCTGAGAAAGCTTACGACACAGGGTATCAGTGGCAGGTCAAGTTGTATCTATATATGTTGAGTAAAATAACTGGTGAGGAGTGGAGGCATGGTGAGGTAGCTCATGTGTTGGTTAGCACACCTGAGAAGATAAAACCTGAGTGGGAGAGTGATACGTTGCACTTTATACCTGACGACTTTCCTTTGCATTTGAGAGCTACTACTGTTCCTGTTGAGCTTACAGACGATGACATCTTAAAGATTGAGCGAAGGGTAAAGGTTGCTGAGGAATATGCGAATGACTATTATAATAAACTAATAAATAAAAACAAATGTTAGAGATAACACAAGTAAAAAATGGGTATATTGTTAGAGACAATACCCCTAACGCCAACATGTCTGTAAATCCAGCAATGGTGTTTCAAACAATGTCAGAGCTCCTTAAATATGTAAGCGAGCATTTCACACACAGACAACACGAAGTGTTGGTTGATGGTCCTTTTTAGTAATCAATTAAATCAAATAAAATGAGTGCATTTAAAATGAAGGGTGTGATCAAGGTGATCAAGCCGACACAACAAGTGTCAGAGAAGTTTAGTAAGCGTGAGTTCGTTGTAACTGATATGTCAGAAGCACAATATCCGCAAGACATTATGCTAGAGTTTACGCAAGACAAAGTTAGCCTACTTGATAATTTTGGAATTGGTCAAGAAGTTGAGGTAAGCTTTAATTTAAGGGGTCGCGAGTGGACATCTCCACAAGGCGATGTTAAGTATTTCAATACGTTAAACGCTTTCAAGCTTGAGGCTATTGGTGCAGCACCAGTTGCTATTGACATCTCAGGCGATGATGACGCATTACCTTTTTAATTATGTGGTTGGTATTATTTTATTTGTTATTCTCAGCACTATTTTCGTTTGGGGTAACACATGCAGAGAACGATCGGTCGTTTGATGTTATAGCTAAATTATTTTTATGTCTATTAGCAGGTTGGCTTATGATGCCAGTGTATCTTGGTAGTTGGTTTGACTTAAATAACAGAAAAAAATGATTGAGATAAGAGTAATAATTGATGACAGCTCGTCAGCTACTTTAACTGTAGCTGATGATGCTGACATCTATCAAGCAAGAGAGGTTATTGTACTTGCATTGATGGCTGCTGGTTATACAAAAGATGCTATTAATCAGATAATATTTTCTTAAATTTGTAATATGGAAACAGGAAAATTTATAGGATTGTTATTTCAATCGCGAGACATGATGCACTTACAGCATCTACAGACAACATCATTTGCAGAGCACAAGGCTTTGGGACATTATTATGATGGAATTTTAGAGTTGACTGACTCATTTACTGAGAAGTATTTTGGTCGAAACAAGCGAATTCCAATTGTAATTCCTGAGTCAAAGGCAATGAATGCTATGGATCACTTAAAGTCAATGCAGAAATTGATTGAGGGTGAAGCTGACTCTGACAACTATCCATGTGACTTAGAGAACATATTGGATGAGATGTTGGGTCTTGTTAATAAGACGTTATATCTATTGACATTAGTTTAATTGTGCCCGAAGTACAAGGGATCGTAGGTCGGTGAACGGTTATAACGTGTAGGGATTCTTGCAGGCCGCACCAGTCACTCCTAATCGTAGGTAGGCAAAGTTGGCAACTCTTTCGGACAGTAATAAAAGTTGCATTTAAAAGAGCCAAAATGTGTGTTTTTATATGTGTTTTGGCTCTTATTAACACAATAAAAACGCTGATGTTCGTCATCGAAGAGTGTACCTGCTAGCAACTCAATAGGTTAAGCGTGTCCTAAAGGTTCTCAAGTGGCTGAGCGGTCTAAGGCGAAATGCGACATTAAAGATGGGAAGCTCGACCATCATTAAACCTGTAGGAGTTTCTACGTAAGTCGCGCAGGTAAACGGAAGCGGCAATGGTTCGAATCCATTCTTGAGACAAGCAGTCGTTTGATGTCTGATAGTACAACGACAACCATTGGGAGATCGGGCAATTCCACGAATGGGGGCGCAAGGTAAGAGGTACTTGCAAAGGTAGAGTGCCAATAGTTCAAATCTCTACCAATATAGTCAGGTGGCGGAATGGTAGACGCACCGTAGTTAACGCGACCTATACTATACGTATAGCGTGAAGTCAGGAGATACATGGAGACCGTAGAGGGTGTATCGCAACTTTGGAAACCTGTGCGGATTACTGACGAGTAATGCTGGTTCGAATCCAGCTCTGACGACAAAGTTCATGGCGAACGACAGTTATAGTTCTGTGGTTAACCCTACATACAGGGAAAAACTATATGCCGATAGGTATGTCTAGTCGGTATTTTTACTTAAATCTAATGAAATATGCTTAATAAAGGACAGAAAGTACGTATTACGTTTTGTGATGTTAATAAGAATTACTTTAAACTAGGTCAAATTGTTGAGGTAGAAAAGCCAGATAAGTATGGTGCATGGTTGGTTGGTGACGATAAGGATGGTAACTTTACAATTTGGTACTACAAGTACAATGAGTTTGAACTAATCGACAGTGTAGTCGAGAGTATAATCGAAAAATTTAGACAGCGTTCTGCTGTTGGAATCAAAAAGTATAACACAACATTAGATAGGACTGACTTAAATGAGGTGGAATGGTGTAACCATTTGCTTGAGGAGATGATGGATGCCATCCTATATTGCTATCGTTTAAGAGAACAACTAAAAAATAATAAGAAATGAAATTTATAAAAAAACCAGTAGAAATAGAAGCTGTTCAATTTACAATGAATAGTTTAGAAGATATTCGTAATGTAATTGACTTCATTAAAGAGTCAGATTATGATATATCATATTTAGGTGAAGGAAAAATATATATCGAAACATTAGAAGGAGTAATGTGTGCAAATGATGGAGATTGGATTATCAAAGGTATAAAGGGTGAATTTTATCCTTGCAAGCCAGATATTTTTGAAGCAACTTATGAAAAAGTAAATGAAAATAAAAATTGAAGCAGTAATAGAAATTGAAGATGACTATTGGTATAGTCATGCAGATGAAGAAGAACTTGAATGGTTCAAGTCATTATTAAATGATAAAGAGCAGACAATGGTAGTACTACATAGTAATGAAGTAGGAGATGTAATAGGAGAAACGTTTAATTTTCAATGGGAGATATTATGAAATTCAAGAAGCCAATTAAGAAGTACTACTTTGGAAAGATAGTACATGGATGTCCTTACTTTATGCCTATAAATTTTGATAGGAATATAGTAACGATACGTAGGATAAAAGATCCAGCAAGCGCACCGATGGTAAGACGATCTAAGAATTGGATTGTAGAATTGTTAAATAGGTACTATTGGATACAGATAGGTTGGCCAATAAAGTTTAAAAAACTTGAGTTAGGTTGGAAGGATAAGTATGACACGCCAAGATTCGAATGGTGTCCAGCTTTCTACATATACTTTTTCAGATGGCAGTTCTGTATCTTTTGGGTATCGCCAACTGGTGATCGTACTGATAAATATTATGAACAGATATTATGGTGTGAACACTACTGTGATGGTGATATAAAAAAGGCAATAGAAACTTGGCCTTGGGTAAATAGTAAAACAAAAGTATCAACTTGGGATAATAATTTTTTAATATGAGACAGTTAGTATATAATGCAGTAACATGTGTCGATTGTTTGGACACATTAGTAAGTTACCACAGACATGACTATAAGGTATGTCAATGTGAAAATCAAACAATGGTTGATGGTGGCCTTGACTACATAAGGTATGGTGGAAAGGATATGAATAAGGTTGTGCATCATGCTGTATACGCTGATGATGACTTTGAGAAAGTTCGGCAATATGCCACAAGAGGCAGTCGTGGTAAAGATGGATTGCAGCCGTTAACGTACATCGCGATTAAAGATATGGATGATGACTACTTACAAGCAGTAGTTGATTATGGTGATGCTGATTGGCATATTGATTTAATTAAAAAAGAAATAAAATATAGAGCAAATGAAAAGATGTAATTACTGCGGATCATTAATGAGAGATCATGATGTTAGTGCTTTTTTAGAAAAAGTAATGTTGTTAATAGAGCAAGATAATTTAAACATACCATCAAGGGCTCAAAACAAAACACACAAGAGATACTTCTTATATAAAAAGATGAGAGATTTCACAGATTTAACATTTGAGGAAATAGGTAAGTATTTTGGGAGAGATCACGCCACTGTTATGCATGGCATAAAAAAGCATGATTTGTACACAGATATAAAAGATTCAAAATATTTAAAAGATACCGATAAATATGATAACTTACTTCAAGACTATCAGCGACACATCAACGCCATTTCATGTTGATTTGAATGTAGCCATTGATAGAATAAGAAATGGCAAGTCAAAAGATTTAGTTGAAGATGTAAGAAGTGAGTCTGAGAAAGACAAGCGAAATGAGAAGAAGAAAAAACTTCCTGCCATTTGTTTTTCAGGTACATTTTCCAAGCGTGCTGACAATGCAATCATTGAGCATAGTGGAATAATATGTATTGATTTTGATGGCTTCAGAGATGAGCAGCATTTATTTACAAAGCGTGAGGAGCTTATCAATGACAACTTCTCTTATTGTGTATTCATTTCACCATCTGGCGATGGTATAAAAGTTTTAGTTAGGATACCAAAAGATCCAATGAATCATAAGAAGTATTTCAACGCATTGAAAAAGTACTATAACTGTGATGAGTTTGATGTTACTTGCAAGAACATATCAAGAGTATGCTATGAGTCTTATGATCCTGAGATATATGTCAATGAGTTATCATTTGTTTGGTCAGACATGGACAATTCAGATGAACATAAACCAATGGCAAAACCAATGATTCGTGTTGATGATAGCAATGAAATAGTAAGGAGGCTTACTCTTTGGTGGCAGAAAAACTACGGCATGATACCAGGGCATCGTAACAACAATCTATACATACTTGCATGTGCTTTCAATGAGTTTGGTATTGACAGGCAAACAGCTCGATCAATCATTGATTCATACGATACCAATGGAGATATGGCAAGAGAGATACCATCGCTATTTGAGAGTGCTTACAAAAATACATCGATACACAACACCAAATTCTATGAGGACATTGACAAGACTGTTGCTATAAAGAACGACATAAAGGTAGGTATGCCTTTAGACAAAGTAGCTGAGGTTTATAAAGATGTTCCTGCTGATGTTATTGAGCATATTAATAGCGAGGAAGATCCAAATAGATTTTGGACTAAATCATCCAAAGGTAAGATTGATATAGTTCCTCATTTATTTAGAAACTTTTTAACCAATGAAGGATTTTATAAGTATTATCCTGAAGGCTCTAATAACTTTGTATTTATACGCATACAAGACAATGTAATGAAAGACTCTAGTGAGGATTTGATTAAGGATTATATACTTAAATATCTCGATAGTATAAATGACATGTCTGTTTATAATTACTTTGCTATAAACACTAAGTTTTTTACAGAGAACTTCTTAAACTTTTTACCTAAGATTGACGCTAGGTTCATGATGGATGATTCTGAGAATGCTTATCTATATTATAACAACTGCGCTATTAAGGTTACTCGAAACGGTATTGAACGAATTGAGTACAAAGATTTAAAAGGAATTGTGTGGGAAGAGCAAAAGATAAAACGAAACTTCTCTGAGTCTGCATTTGATGATTGTGAATATAAGAGATTCATAACAAACATTTCAGGCGATGACAAAGAACGAATCAAATCAGTTGAGTCAACACTTGGTTATTTAATGCACAGTCATAAACCAGCAAGCTACAGCCCTGCTGTTATTCTTAACGATGAGATTATTAGTGACAATCCTGAAGGAGGTACTGGTAAAGGTATATTTGTTAAGTCAGTTAGTCACATGAAAAAGATGGTAATTATTGATGGCAAGGGATTCAGCTTTCAGAAGTCGTTCCCATATCAGAGAGTTCAGGTTGATACACAGGTACTTGTATTTGATGACGTTAGCAAGCACTTTGACTTCGAGAAATTATTCTCTATCATTACAGAGGGGATAGATCTTGAGAAGAAAAATAAAGATGAGATACGCATACCATTTGAAAGGTCACCCAAGATTGTTATAACAACAAACTATGCGATTAGAGGAGCTGGTAATTCATTTGATAGACGTAAGTGGGATTTAGAGTTAAAGCAGTACTACAACAAATCGTTTACTCCAGAGACTGAATTTGGACACATGTTGTTCAGTGGATGGGATGAGTACGAGTGGAATAAGTTTGACAACTACATGATAAGTAATTTACAGTCATATCTTAATAAAGGACTATTGCGTAGTGAGTTTAAGAATTTAAAAACTCGTAAATTTATTGCTGAGACAAGTTCTGACTTTTGGGAGTGGGCTACATCTAATGATAATGTACATACAAAAGCTGGTGTTAGATCTCTTGGTCAAGATTTATTTAATTCATTTACTCAAGAGTATCCTGACTATGCCACTTATGGTAGGTTTAAAATATCACAGAATAAGTTCTACCGATGGATTGATAGTTATGGGGAGTTTCAATTTGGCAAGAAACCAGTTGTCACACGTAATGCTCTTGGTAAGAATATTGAATTTGTAGTTAAAGAAGATGAACAATTAAACTTAAGGTTATGAAATTCTGCGAATGTATAATTAGAAAAAGATTAGAGTTTACTGAAAAAATCTATGGATATGCCAAACATGGCACAAGAAGAAAGGCTGAACTATCTAAGATGATTGCAGACTACAAGGAGGCTCATGACTTTCTGACTGGTAAGATTAAGGCTGTGTCGTTTGTTCCTGACTACAGCCTCAGAGAACTGAGAAGGCAGTTTAATTGGCTTGACTATGACAAAGAACTACATGCCGATACAATAAATGAATTAAATGAATGTATAAATAAAATGATAAAGGATGGACAGAAAGATAACAGTAATAATAGGTGATTCCGACAGTGGAAAAACACTAAAAGCTAAAGAAATAGCAAGTTCGTATAATCAAGATAATGTTACTTGGTTCGATGGGCGTAATCTTAATAAGATATTATATAGGTATAGTATGGGTTTTTATTTTAGTCGCTGTAATTTAAATACTGAATTAGTAATAATAGATGATTTTAAAGATGCATCAAATATAGATTTTTTTTATAGCTATATATGCCAGGGCCTTATGGTAGAAAAGCAATGTAAAGATCCATTTATAATCTACCCAGAAATAATTATTGGATGTTCATCAGAAGTATCTATAGATGACTTTCCTTTAGAATCAATGGCATTTAAAAGACGTTTTTCAATAATAAATTGTAATGATGGAACTAAGGGATTATCAGATCGACATAGCGAACAGGGCGGTTGACATATTAAAAGTAAACAAAATTGTTTATATTTCTATGGAAGTAAGAACTGGAAAAACTTTGACAGCTTTAGAGACAGCAAAACTATATGGAGCAAAACGAGTTCTATTCTTAACCAAAAAGAAGGCAATTAGTTCTATTCAGTCTGACTATTATGACTTTGGTTATGATAAACATTTTGAAATACTTATAACAAATGATGAATCAATGCATAAAATAGTGCATCCTTTTTATTATGAATTATTAATACATGACGAGCACCATAGGTACGGATCAACACGTAAACCAGGACTAGCAACTAAGACCTACAAGCAGATGTTCGCTGACAAGCCAATGATATTTCTATCAGGAACAATGACACCAGAGTCATTCAGTCAAGTATACCATCAGTTTTGGGTATCTAACTACAGTCCGTTCAGACATTACGCAAACTTCTATCGATGGGCCGATGACTACGTGTTTAAGTTTCAAAGGAAGATTAATGGCTTCATGGTTAATGATTACTCAAAAGGAAATGAGCTTAAGATAATGGCTGCTATAGCACCTTATGTAATTACATTCACACAACAGCAGGCAGGATTTTCAACTGAGATTGAAGAGGAAGTACTGTATGTTGATATGTCAGATAAAACAAAGATGATTGTGAAGAAGCTTGAGAAGGACTTGGTTGTGGAGGGCAAGGATGAAGTTATATTGGCCGACACACCAGTTAAGTTGATGCAGAAGCTTCACCAATTATGGAGTGGTACAGTTAAGTTTGAGAGTGGCAACAGTATGGTTATTGATACCACTAAAGCTGAGTTTATAAAGTCGAGATTCTTAAACAACAAGATAGGTATATTCTACAAGTTTAAAGAAGAACTAAATGTATTAAGTCAAGTATTTGGTGATAGCCTAACCACTGATCTTGATGAGTTTGATTCAACTAATAAAAATATAGCCTTACAAATTGTGTCTGGACGTGAGGGTATATCCTTAAAAAATGCAGACTACTTGGTGTTCTATAACATTGATTTTAGTGCTACGTCATACTGGCAAGCACGCGACCGATTAACTACTATGGAGCGTAAGTTTAATAAAGTTTATTGGATATTCTCAAAGGGCGGCATTGAGGATAAAATATACAAGTCCGTCAAAGCAAAGAAAAAATATACTGTTAACATTTTTAAAAAAGATTATGAAAAGGAAAAGCAGAGAACAGAAATTATTTGATGCAGCAATGGATTGCTACAGAGAATTGTATAAAGAGTCAACGCCATCAGCTGACTTTGATGAATTAGTAGCCAATGCTACAATTAATGAGCAAGGTCAGAAAATAATTGATTATAATGCCTACAGGCTGGATCGAATTAAATATGAAGAAATTGTTGAATCACATATCAAAAAAAATAAATTTAAAAGCTATGAAGCCAAAGGATTTAGGATAGAGATGTATTTGGGATGTGGGCCGTCAAGTAAAATTGATGATTAACTTTATTTTAAAAATTATGAAAGAAGAAAAATTGTTCCCAGTTTACTTTAACGGTAAAAAGTTTTATGAAAAGGATTGTGATGATGTTTTTTTAGCATTTTATCATTGTAAAGAGGCCTTAAATGAGATAGGTGGAGTTTATTTATCTGAAGGTACTTGGGTCTATCCTGATGGCTCAATGGATGATTATTAAATACCCGATAAGGTATAATATAAGCTTATTGACTACAATTAAACCCGATTGGGTATAACAGTCGTGCAGGCGATGCGATAGTTTCGCTTGCACTTTGTTATGTTTTTATTTCAAACATTTGTCAATAATCTATATATTTGGCAAATATTGGCAACAGAACAGCAAATACAATCTAAATTAATCAAGCAACTTGAGAAGGATGGTTACTATGTCATCAAGCTATCTGTCACCAATAAGACTGGCATACCCGACCTATTGGCAATACCTAAAAACTCAGACGTTGAATTCATTGAAGTCAAACGACCTGGACAAAAGCCTAGACCTTTACAAGTATATAGACTTAAAGAACTAAACAATCATGGTATCAAAGCTTCAGTATATGACGGCACACAATTCTATAACGTTTCAGAAGAATAAATCACTTGCGAGAAAATTATGCCTAGAAGGAAAAACATTTGTTCAAATAAGCGATATATTAAATACGAGCAGGTGGGCTGTTCAAAGATATTTAAGTGGTGCAATAATGAACCACTTTGGACATATTGAGTTAGGACAAAAAAATGGTCCATATTATGACACAGAAGAAGAAATGTTTAATGATAAAGAGTATAATTTTAATAGTTTAAGCGATGGAGAAAGAGAAATTTATATCGAACGAGAAAAAACTGGCGAGCTTGGTAAGTATTTTGCCAGTCCTAATGGACTTCATGGAGGACATTAAAGATGTTTATCCAAAACTTTATGTAAAGCAAATTAAAAAAGCAGGTAATGATTTTGCTGAACAAGTATTAAGACAGGGTGATAACTTATACAAAAAAATGGATATAGAGAATGACGAAGAACTTAAAGCATTCTTATATCAATTAGAGAACATGGGATTAGCTTTTAGAAATTGGTTAAAAGATTAATAAAATATACCATTGTTTGGATCAGTCAAAATCTATCAATACCATTTTGGGTAGTTGGGCATGTACATTTGTCTTTAAATGTATATGATGATATAATCGAAGTTATTTCTTCGATCGGCATGAATATAATCGTAGCTATTGGCTTTTGGATTGATTATAAAAATATTACTAAACAGTAACTTACTGAATGGTAAGTTAATTTTTATATTGTTATGAATGATAAATCAGGTGTATATTGTGTAGATGTAATAGTAAAAGCTATTCCTATCTCTATGAATTCAAAGCTACCTAAAGTTCTTAAAAATCTTAAAGATATTCCAATAGCTTTAGATGACAACTTAAAAGCCATAGATGAATATTTCATAAAAGGGGTGATAAAAAAAGATAATCTTAATAAATATAGAATTAGTTATGAGTTAATTATAAAAAAATACTTGTCGGGTATTTGTTATAATGTTAATAAGTGATATATTTGTTCACAGTAAATGGAGAATATCAACTATGTAAATGCAGTAATGACCGAGATTAATGATCTAACGGATTGTATATACGAGTCTTTAGTTGATGGAGATTATAAAGAAATGAAATTAAATATACAGAACTTGATAAGAGTTCTTAGAGATCTAGACAGAACCCATGAAAGTATATCGGAATAGAGCTGCTCAATTGTTTTTTGAAGAGAATAAAAGTATTAATGAGATAGCAAAAATAGTATCAGATGAATTTAACTTAGATGATTCAATCAGTTCAATAACAAGAAATATTTACAATTGGACAAAAGACAAAGGTCTTTATGAAGCTTGTAAAGCAGCTGGAGTTAATTATGACAAAGTCAGTCATTATTGGTATAAAGGTAAACACTTCAGTATAAATGTCAAGAAGAACAATGAGTTCAACTATGATGAATTTAAGCAAGACTTAATAGATGAAGTGTCTAATTGGAGTCCAAAATATCCTACATTTAAAAGAGAACAATCAAGCGATCCACACTGCCTTGTTTTTGATCCTGCTGATATCCACATCGGTAAGATATGCTCAAGTTTTGAAACAGGTGAAGATTACAATATGCAGATAGCTATCAAGAGAGTTCGCGAAGGTTTACATGGTATATTAAATAAGTCAGCTGCTTTTAATATTGAAAAGATTATTTTTATTGCAGGTAATGACATACTACATATCGACAACCCAAAGCGTACAACAACAAGTGGCACACCACAAGATACTGACGGCATGTGGTACGATAATTTTGTTACTGCCAAAAAACTATTGATTGAAATAATTGAGACATTGATGACAGTAGCTGACGTTCACGTTGTATACAATCCAAGCAATCACGACTTTATGTCTGGATTCATGTTGCTACAATGTGTTGAGGCATGGTTTGGTAAATGCAAGCAAGTTACTTTTGACAATGACATGAAACATAGAAAGTATGTATCTTATGGTAAAAATCTCATAGGGTCTACTCACATGGATGGAGCAAAACAACAAGATCTTCCATTATTAATGGCACACGAATCAGGTGCTATGTGGCATGAGTGCAAACATAGGTATGTATATGGACATCACGTACATCACAAAAGTTCGAAAGATTATATGTCTGTATGTGTAGAGACATTACGTTCACCTAGCGGTGCTGACAGTTGGCATCATCGTAATGGTTATCAGTATGCACCCAAAGCTGTTGAAGGATTTATTCATCACCCTGAGCATGGGCAGATTGCCAGGCTAACACATTTATTCTGATGATAACAGTTGAAGAAATGATTGCTGTTGTAGAGAAATACATCTACGAGAAGAAAAAAGTAAGGGTACGCATCGAATTAAGATACCACCCTTTCTTTATACATTCAGACATGAGCAAACTTAACTACTGTTATGGTATTGCTCTTGATTACTTTAAAATCTGATCGGCTGTTTGGCCTTCCTTTATTTTCACTATATCTGAAATACTTGGCTCACCTATAGCCTTCATAACTTTTAGGTATTCTCTTCCTTGACGTTCTGTCAAGCCACCGTTTCTTTCAATGAACTCTATTTCGGAAATGGCTGTTTCGGATTCCTTCTTATCTTTTACTAATTGTATTTCCCACGATTTCAAATTACGTCCAAGATCTTTTTTTACAGTTTCATATCTGTCATATTGTTTTTCTGTAACAGCTTTCTTCTTGATTCCCTTAACGTAGTTTTTACTAATTGAACCAATATCTTTTGGTAGTACACCAGTAGAGTATGCAATTAAAAATGGAACAGCATATCCAACTTTTTTCCTATCAGCCTCTAAAAGTACTTTAGGTGTTTCTCTTCCTTCATACTCATCCATGAATTTACCAGTTGTAGCTAAATTGGATATTTCAGCTAACTCTTGATAAGTACTCCCAGCAATTCCAATCATACCATAACTCCTATCAAAGTCATCTTCAAATACTTGATATGTTGCTTCTTTTTTAATGTTATCAATAAATTCTTTTTCTTCAGATTCAGTCATAGCAGGCTCACCTTTTAATTCTAAAACCTTATTTCTACTTTCAACCGCATCTTTAATTTCTTTATCACTCATCCAAGGGTATTGTGCTAATGCTTTGTTTAATGCCCATGTTGATATAAAGTCTGTCATTGGAAGTGGTGACACAATATCATTAACAATACTTTTAATAGGGTATTTAGTAGCATTAATCATTTTCTTTTTCTTCGCTTCTTCATCCTCATCATCACCAAGCAATGATGCCGCAATAATATCATACAATCTTCTTACACCAAATCCAATTAATTGGAATGTTGCAAGTTCGGAAGCTAGACCTGCTAATGATCTTCTTGCAATTACTTTATCTTCACTTGTAGCAGTTTTACTACTAATAGTCATTATATCATTATACATCCTAGCTTTTTGGTTAAGAATAAATGATGCAAACGGAAGAACTATTTTTCTAGTTATTTGTTTGATTGGATCATCGCTTGCTAAAAATTCACCAGCTAACATTGGATCAGATATGTTTTGTTGTCTGTCAATCATAGCTTGAGCATATTCAGCAGCCTCCATATCAATTTCATGTGTAGTCCAATCAATATCAGTACTTAATCCTCTACGTTTTAAGTTTTGTAAATAGTAAGACTTAAATGATGATCTAGCAACAAATACATCTGGCCTTACTAGGAATTGTTTTAAGTACCATTGATTTAAATCAGCAATTGCTTTCAATACTTCTTGAGTTCCAGTTCCTGTCATATCAATTTTTCTGTCAATTGAATCAACTGTTGATTGTGATTCAAGGCCACGATTTGAAATTGGAAGTCCAGTTTTATTTAACCACTCATTAAATTTAGCATCGGCTATATCAAACCTTCCTGAGTTAACTACAGTGTTTACCATTACTGGTATTGTCTGACTAACAGCTTGACTTATACCACCCAAAGCCTTTCCAACACCAAGAGACGTGATATAATTTGTTAATTTATTAATGTATTGAATTGTATCAGATGCAACAATGTTTTTACCTTTTGATCTTCTTATATAAGTGTTAATTCTTTTAGTCATTATTGATCTATCCTCAGACTCAGGAATTAACTTTTTAAATGACTTCGAATTAATAAACCCATCAACTTGTCTAATAGCAGAAGCTGTATTAATATCAACCAAAGCTGCCTTTAATGCTTTTGAGTTATTAGTATCAAAATCAAGGCTAATATATCTACCATCAGGCATAACATTTGGTCTTGTTGTTTCCATTAAAACACCAGTCTTTTTCTTATCAGTGTAATCAATTGTTATAGCAAAAGCACCATTTCTTTCAACTGCTCCCTCATCAAGTGATTGATTCTCTGAAGAAAGTCTTTTGTATTTATCTGGTGTATAATTTAAATCACTTCCAAGTTGAGTATTGTAAACAGATAAACTAATATCTGATAAATCAGAATAGTGCCTAGACCATTGATTAACCCACCAATTTACAGCATCTAAATTATTTTTTGATGCATTGGCATTAATGACATCCATGTCCATTTCTGCTACACCTAACTTATCATAAATTTTTTGATATAGTTCCCCCATTTTTTGTTCTTTGGCATCCCCATCTTCAGTTAATTTATTGATAGATTCTTGAACCATTCTAACCCTTCTTTCAAACTCTGCTTTCATTTCAGCTGGTTTACCAACTAAATTTCTTTTTAAGAATGCAAGCATACCTCTTTCGTATACATTCTCAGCATCCATGAAGCCTTTATTCATAACATAACGACCAAGAGCATTTTTTGTAGAATAGAAAGGTTGCTTTACATACTGATCTAAAATATCATTATGCTGTCTATTGGCTTTATTGACTCCATTAATAAGTTTAACTAATCCCATTTTGCTCATCACATCAATTGAATTATTAACACCATCAAACATCTTTTCCATTAACATAGGAAGAGAGAACAATTGTTCGCTATATATTTTACCAACATAATTACTAAAGAATAGCCTCAAAGATTTAGCCTTTGTTCCTTTATCGACTAATTGCTTGCTATTTGTAGCTCCTTCATAAGAACTAACAGCCGCCTCAAGACCACTTGTAATTTGGTTGGTAATAAAGTTTTCTACACTCTCAACTATTTTAATGGCATCTCTAACTGACATCTCATTAAGGTCAATCTTCAACGCTCTTTTAATTAATTCTTTTTGTTTCTCATCAAATGTTATTTCCTCTCCAGTCATAGGATCAATACCTGTCTTAAACATTGTATCAAGTATTGATGACATGATACCAAATCTACCGTTTAAGTAGTCTTTTACATACTTCTCTTTTTCAGTGGTTTCCATTTGACTTGTTGGATCTTTCAATGCATTGATAACATCTTGCATGTCTTTCAATGACATCTCGCCTTCCAAGAAATCATAAGTAGCTAATAACTCATCTTTAAGAATCTTATCTTGTCTTTCAATCTCATTGTTTATATATTCAGAAACCTCAGCAATATTTGCTGCTTCCTTCATTATAACATCAAGACCTTTTACTCGTGATGGCTTAACAGCATTCTTAACTTTCTCCGCAATTTCTAAATACGCATCAATATCCTCAACCATAGATGGATCGATCTTTGTAAACTCCTTAGCCATACCAACTACCTCGGCTTGGTTATCAGTCTTTAATGCTTTACGAATTGCTTTTCTTAATGCAAACGCACCATCTAATGTTTCTTGGTAGTCTGCTCTTTCGAATACTCTTTGAGCGTAATTTGTAAATCGCTCAACCATTACAGGATTTTCAAGGTTAAGGCTGCTAACTCTTTTAACCAATACAGCAGCCTGACTGGCTTTCATTTTACCAGTCTTAACCATATTACCAATAGCAGTAGCCAACATTTTACGTTTGGTATTTAAGTCAGTCTTTGCTTCACGAGCTGCTTTGGCTTCTAGTCTAATTTGGTCCTTAAGTGCTGACATCTCATTAACAGTAACCTGTTTTGGTTTTGGCTTACCTAATATCTTAGCAACTGTTGGTGCTTTAGGTTGTGCTTTAAATGCATCCTTTATTTCTTGCTCACTAAATCCTTCTTCTTTTAAATATTGTTTGATTGCAGCGTCAGATATTCCATTGTCTCTAGCCACTATTACAATATCTACTGCTTCTTTTGGCCTTCCTTTTGAAAATAGAACGTCTATACCTTTTACTTCTTTCGATGTTATCTCTTTACCTCCTAAAAGTGATGCAAGTGATCCATCAATAAATTCATTAAGACTAATGTCTTGGAATTGCTCAGGTGTTAATTTATTAAATGCTTTAAACTTAGATTTGACATAAGTAAATACAGCATTTAACCAGTTTTTAAATTTAGATTTTTTACCTGCTTCAATTAATGTTTCTCCTTTATTTGCAATTAATTCAGCCATTGCTTCCTCTCTTGCCAACTCAATATCTCCTAACTCATCTATTTTTCTTTTTAAAACTTCAGTTCCTTCTAAAAGACTATATCCTTTAGTTAAAAGCTTTGGATTATTTTCTTTTAAGAAGTTCATCCAAATATGTGAGAACTCATGTATAGCCGTATTTGAGTTTGCTTTTTCAGGATTTAAAAATACTTTACCATCTTTTGTAAAACCATAAACAACTTCACCATCTTTAACGAATTGTTTTACATCTGGATTTTCTAACGCACTGTTGAATTCTTCTTGTGTTTCAACTATAGTAACAGATGGAAATGCTTGCTTTAACTTACCTAAAAGTTTTTGAAGTTCCGTCATCTTAGTAGAAATCTTAGCTCCTCTAAATGCTTTAATAGCGGCAATAGGTCCACTAGAAGCAACAGCCTGATCTACAACCTTACCTGGTGATGGTAATTTACCTGCTTTATCTTCTTTATTTAAATAGAAAGATTTAGCGTACATTTCTGGAAACACATCAGCAGCATGTACAGGTGATTCTAAAATACCAATTAATCCACCCTTAACACCATATGGGTAGTTTCTATGTTTTGGATTTGTTATTTGAGGGTTTAAAACATCAACACCAGTAATACCAATAATATGATTAGATGGAACTTCTTTTGTTGATTCATCTTGTATTGCGTTGTTTATTGTTTGTAAATGTATATACTTATAGTAAGAAGAATCTTTGTTACCAACTAAAGCAAGAGCCGATTTACTTCTTGGTTTCCCTGGCTTAGTTTCTTTATTAAGTTGAATGCCTCCAGTAAATAAAAATCTAGTAACATTTGCTCTTTCACCTATTGGTTTAAGATTATTCATGTTATCTAAAAGTTCATCAATAGTTTTATAATTATTTTCTTTTATAAATGATATAACTTTGCTTTCAGGATTTACAGCGGATATATCTTCTATCAATCCATTTAATGAGTTTGTTCTTTCTGCTTTATTAAATTTCTTCTTTATAGTATCAGCAGCAAATCTAAATATTGCTTCATTTGTTTGAATTGAATCTTGACCCATTTTAACAATAGCCATAGGTATTTGACCTTGCGGAAGTTTTCCTTCTGACCAAAGCCTATCGAACATGTCTTTATTTTTAGAGTATACTTCTTTGGCTCTAGATAGCATTTTTTCAGATTCTGCTTTATCAGTATTTGCCCAAGCACTACCTTCATTTCCTTCAGTAAGATTAAATCCTATACCTCCATTTACATCAATTGTATTTCCTGTAAATTCATTCTTTACATTGCCAGATGTTAACTGATCAGAGATTGTAAATATCATTGGTATACCATTATACTCTGATATATTTTTTATTATGCCACCTTTAAATGTAGACTTTAACTTATCTCCAAATCTTTTTACAAGTGATTCTACATTTGTTTTGCTTTTAGTAGTCAAATCAGAAGGAACATCGAATTTAGCCACATCTTCTGGCATAGCATTCATTTCCTCAACTACTGAATCAACTTCAGGTACTTGAGACACTTGCTCTCCTTTCTGAAACTTGGGTTCTTGACCAAATAGACCTCTTAGTTTATTTACTTCTTCTTGAACTACTGTTTGAGGTTCTACTTCAGCAGGAGTTACTTCTTCTTGGACTGTGGCTTGACCTTCTTCGGTAACGACTTCAGGTTTTGCTTCGGGTTCTCCTTGCGCCACTTCTCCGCCAACTCTGGCTTCTGGCTGTACAGGAACTTCACCTGTTGTTTGCTTTTGAACGGCATTTTTACTTATTATTTTTAGTTCATCATTAATCTCGTTTACTCTGTCTGTTTGAGCAGCAACGAGAGCAGGGTCTTTCCCTTCTATTTCTTTTTGTATCTTTTGTTTTTCAAGAATTAAATTAAATGAATCTCTTTGATCTCTTAAACTTAAGTTGTCAGGTATAGATTGCAGGATTGAATATGTTTTATTCATTGACTCAATTTGAGCCTTTGCTTCTTCTTTTGTTATATCCCCACTTACTATTTTAGATTTTATATCTGATTCAATAGAAGATCTAAGGTTATTGTCTTTTAATGAGTTTGAAAATATAGCAAAATCATCATCACTCTTTCTATTACTGTACCCATCTCTAATAGCTGAAACTGATTCAGATCCAGCAGACATAATTAAACCACCTAGAGCACCATAATAAGCATCAGTAGCAGCAGCCCCAATTGCTTGATTAATTCCTTTTGCTGTTGTAATGTCAGGAACATCTTGAAAGTAATCTTTATCTGTTATACCATTTGATATATCCTTTATTACTATTTCATCTAATTGTTGAGTACCTTCAATAGCTCCTTCTACTAATGCACCACCAACTATTCTTAATCCAGCATTAGCCAACATAGCGGCAGTATTCCTTTTCAATTCATTTTGCATTAATGTTGCTGATGCATCTTTTGGTAAATTAGAGAAAGTTCTAAAAACTATATTATTTACTAACTTATTAAATAGTGGGCTTTTTGTTGCGCCAGTTGTAAATTTAAACCCTAAGTTTTCCAGTGCACCTATTGTTATTGCATAAGGAACAGATATTAATTTTTTCTCAAATTGATTTAATCCATCAAACTGACTTGAGTTCATCTCATCCTCAATAGCATTATAAGATTGAGTAAAGAATGCTACTTTTTGCAATGTAGGGTTGCCACCTGCTGATAATGCAGTACCAATACTCTCAGATAAAAATGAAGCTACTTTTTCTAAATCACCCCTATCTTTAGATTGAAGGTATTCATCTGTAGTTCCAAATGAAACCAAATCGGTCAATCCCTTTTCTATTTGTGGAACTATTTGTTTTCTAAGTTGTTTTGATGCATAATCTTTTATCTCAGAATCACTCATTCCAGATGCTTTTAATTTTTCTCTCTGTACATCTGGCATTATTGATCCTTCTGGAAGAACATAAGGCATAACATCAGCAGTTATCCCTGCTAGTGCCTTTTCCATATTGAAAGCACCTTTTATAAAGCTCTTAGATATTAAACCTAGTGTATTACCTTGCTTTTCTTTATTCTTATAATATACAGCTGATGATACTTTTAGTTTATCATTTAATCTGCCTAAATCATCGTACTTGCTTTTTAATATATTCTTTCTTTCGTCAAGAGAATTTATTTTATTTTTTATTTCAGCTTCTTGTTCTGGACTAGTTGGATTTTTTATAAATTCATTATATTGAGATAATAGTTGATCTTCATCTCTTTTTAAACTTTTTGATTCAATTACTAAATCTTTATATTGGTTATCAAACCATCTGTCAGTATCGTACTGATTTAAAAATTCTTCACCATACTTATATGGATTTTCAGCCATAAGATTAACAAGCTGACCATAATCTTTTACTTCCTTCTTTAAGAAATCTTTATCTGTCTTTTTAAGTATTGACTTACTCATAAAGTCAACAATCTCATTATATTTATCGTTGCTTAATCTGTTTAAATCTTCAGTTTGAGCAACTGGCATACCAGTCTGTGATTGACCATATAACGCTGAAGGAACTAACTCAAATTCTTTTGAATTTATTGTAGTTAATCCACCATTCGTAGATGTAGATATTTTTATTTTATTACCAGCACCAGTGGTTTCAAAAATAAATCCACTTCCCTTAAATTTTTCTCTTAATTCTTTTACAGCCTCATCTTCAGTTTTAAAAGCAATATTTTTGTCTATCTTATTGATATTCTGATAGGCATCGAATTCCTTTTTACCGAAATCTTCCTCCATCATTGTTTCGGCTTCCTTATAAGTAGGCACATCTAATTCTTCTACTTTTACTTCAGGAACGTATTTATCAGGCTGTACTGATACAACTTTCTTTTTCTTTAAAGGCTTATTTTCTAGTATGTCAATATAATCATCAGTCTTATATTTACTAGAGGTAACTTTTGGTTCAGTTACATTAGCCCACCTTCTTGCTGAAGATAAAGAGTCCGAACGCTTTTGATTTTCCGTCTTTGATCCATCCAAAGAAGTAACTTGATTGACTTGTGTTGATTGTGAAACCTCTTTTTTTTTTAATGCAGATTCAAAAGAAACTTCATTTTTATACTCAGGATACTTTTCAATCATCTTTTTAGATAATTCTAAATCATCAACATCACTATATTCAGGATATTTACTCTTTATTTTTTTTGCAAATTCTGTATAATCTAATGGCATAACTTATTATTTATTAAATTCCTAAACCTAATGGATCACTTTTTGTTGATTGAATATTATCTCCCTTCTTATAAGTGCCTGGTAATGTATAATTATTTAACTTGAAGAAGTCATTCTTACCTGAATTATAAATAGATGTAGGTAAGTTTTTTTGTTTATCCATTCCTTTAATGTATGGAGCTAGTCCATCTGCTGAATATACTCTTATTTTTTTAGCTTTTGGGTCATTAACAAAAGTTTTAGATCTTTCATCATAAGCTCTTTTAGATACAACAACATAGTTCTTTCCACTTGAATCAATACCATTATCAAAATTATATTGATCTTGATCTAATGATGAAAAGTCTCCCTGCTCTAATGCCTTGTTTGCTGTTATATATGCAGACACAGCAAAATCATCAGTTTTGGTAGAGCCACCGCCACCGCCACCGCCGCCACCAGTACCTCTGTACTGTGGTTCATCAAACTCAACCTTTCTCTCTAATCTTGATTTTATTCTGTCTATTGTAGCATCATTTGCTTTTTTAACTTGACTATTTGTTAGTATAGGTTGATATACACCTTGTTCATCTTGAGTAGAAAATATCATTTTATCTTTCTGGTCATTAATGAATTTGGTTAATTCATCACCACTTAAAGTAGGTTTGTTGTATTGAGTTCTAAATTGGTTTTCTTTAGCTACTCTATCTTCTATTTTAGCATTTAATTCTTTATCGCTATAATAAAAATCATAATCACCATCAGTGTTATCAGTTAAAACACCTGCAATTGCTCTAGGATTGTTTAATATAGCTTTACTTAAATCAAACATCATGCGTTCTACAGCTGGGTTTAATAGTGGATCAGTTGTAGTTTTTCTTCCTTCTTCTTCAAGCCAAGAAGCTATTCCTTTTGTCTTTTCATCAACTATGGCATCTAAATCAATTCTATCGTCAAGTATATTCCCAGGTTTACCAATAGCCCTTAAATCCATAATACTTGAAGGGTCAAATAATCCATTGCTGCCTAACTCTCCAATTATAAAATTTCCATTAGAGTCATCAATGTCAGTTACTTTATTTCTTAAATTGGCTAATTCAGCAATTCTATTATTAATACTTAACTCAAAAGCTGAGCCCTTTCCTTCTTGTTGTCTTTTTAATGCTTCTTGTATTTGTGCATCAAATGTCTTAGTAGTATTGGCAAAAGTAGACCAAGAAGATTTTAGATTATTTATTAAATTTTTATATTGAATAGGTTTAAGTTCTCCAGATTTCAATTTTTTATTCCATTCAAATATTTTATTTCTAGCTTTATCTGATCCAGCTAGTATTAGTTGATCGTAAGTTTGAGTTTTACCTAGTTCTGTATTTTGAATAATCTCTGCGTTATCCGTAGCCAATTTGTCAAGAGCCTGACGTTCAGCCTCTCTTGATTCACCAATACCTGTAATGGTCTTAACTAATCCACCAGTGAGCGTAGCCCAATCAATTGGGTTATCGGCTGGTATAAATCCTGTATATTCGTTGTATCTGCTTGCCATTTTTTAAGGTTGTTGTTCAATTGGGCTCATAAATTGACTCATATATGGATTTGTCACTTTGTTAGTAGTCCAATTAGCATTTTTAGCATATTGTTGTTGCTTATACAAAGGAACTAGGCCAGCAGCACTAGTCAAAGCAGTTCCAGCAGAACCGAACATACCTTGAATGGCTTTATTACGTCTATTCTCAGCGTCAGCTCTTCGCGTTTGTTCGCTTATGAGTTGATTAGTCCCTATCATAAATTCACGCTCTGCTTTTCTAGCATCAACAGCTTGTCTACCAGCAGCCCTTTCAAGTTCAATTTGAGTTTGAATTTCAGCTTGTTTAGCTGCTCGATCTAAATCTGCTTGTGCTGTTGCGGCAACAATATTTCCTACACTACCAATAACTCCCTCAGCACCTGCGCCTTTAGATGCCTCTATTGCTTGTGTTGTTGCTTGAGCTTGTCCTTGTTGAGCCAACTCAAATCCCAAAGTGGGAACTTGTACTCTTCCATAAAAATCAGACTCTTTGATATTTTTCAAAAGATTTTGAACTTGTTTTGCTGATTCTGAATATGTTTTCATATCTTTATTAGCTTTAATAGCTTGAGCTGCACTCAAACCTAATCCACCTAAAGCCACCATTGTGCCTGTTACTGCTGCCATGTTATAATATTTTAACCATTTCTTGGCAATTGCTGTCACCCTTTTGGAATCCACAATTGCTATATCTATCAATCAGACTTTTGCTTTTTAGTGATGTATAAACATATTTAAAATCACCAGTTTCTTTAATAATGTCAGTCAATACATTTATAAGAAACTCAAGAGCGTCATGCCTGTCATTTTCCCTATAATGAAAGTTCGAAACTATAAATTCTATCCAAGCTGTTTTTGAGTTTGTAAAGTAAACAAATCCAGCACAAATCTCAACACCATCTTTGTAAACCATTACACCGCCCTTACCGTTTTGTGGCAACATATCAGCTGGCGGAGGTGTCCACCTCCAATCCTTCCACCATGATGATAATGTATTATAATCATCATCATTTAAGAATCGAACTTCCATATACAAATTTACAGAAAACTTTTGAATACTGAAGTTCCTATGGCAAACAATTTAACTTGCTCTATTGAATCGTTATAAAGATATACATTCATGTAGTATCCTCTTGTACCGAATGATTCAGCTTGACTGTTCTTAACACATATCAAAAAGTCAGTAATTAATGGAACATTCCCAATGGTCGTGTCAATAGTAATTGAATTAATAGAAAGATCTACTATTGTACCAACAAGAATTAAATTGCTTCCTGAATTTTTATACAAAAGATCACCAATACTTATTGATGAGTCTATATTAAAAGAGAAGTCTGCTACAACAGCAGATGGTGTTGTTGAATCAACATTGCTAGCAGAACCAACTCCTTGAGTAGATAGTGCTTTTACATCGATTGTATTGTCAAATCGTCTTATATAAGCAAACCATTGACCTTCCTTTTCTACAAAGTAAGTATAATCAATTGTACCTGCACTTATATTGGTATATAGATCAGCAGTCCAAGGATGAGTGCTGTTTAGAGACAAAGTGTTGAATACCTTAACTGTAAGCGGATCATTATTAAAAATTGTTCTTACGCTTGATTGGTATTGTTGTCCGTAAAAATTATTTCTAGTTGTATTGACATTATGCTGCCACAACTCACCATTCTTAAATGTATAAAATATACTATTCATTTCAGTCATCCAATCAGGTTGATAAGACCAAAAAGAATTCCATCCTTCAGCAACTTTTGAATATGTTATTGTTCTTCTAGGGGTACATTCTTCTATGTCAAATGCTGAAAAATATGTTGTGTCGCCATTATTTACCCAATTGCCTATTGGACATTCTACATCTTCTGCTAATGTCCATAACTCATCACCTAAATAAATACCCATTATCCATATAACTCCACCCCATGCAATTGTTAGAGTTTGCTCTGTTATAGGTTCTACAACAAATGATTCAAAGATACTACCCTCTTCAATTGTATAAGTTCCGAAAGGGCAAGGGGTGTTGGAGGATAGTGTAGCTCCCAAACTATAATCAATAAGCCAATATCCCTCTACAGGAAACCAAGATAAAATACTTGCATCTAAAGAAGGAATTATATAAACATTCTTACCATTAGATTCACCATCTTTCTCCACCTCCACCGTAACAGGCTCTTCACCTATTAATTGATATGTAACACTAATCGTGTCGCACCCTGAGCTCTCTACTGGCGCACTAAACTCATAATAATTCTTACCATTTAGTACGCCAGTAGCAGTTACCTCTATTGACACAGGCTCTTGACCTATTGGGGTGTAGTTTATTTTTATACAATCACACATATTACAAAATTATAAATCTTCTTCAGGTGGTGGAGGCAATATAAATCCATTTTGAGTCAACGTAAATGTAGCTGTCAAACCATCACAATATTCAACTACAAAGTCAACACTTCTTACTGATTCAGTTTCATTACTGTCAATATTAGCATATATATCTTGATCACCATAGCCCAGTTCTGTTACTAAATCAATCCAATCAGTACCATCACCAGTATCTTCAAGTGTAATAGTCCAATATGTACTAGATAAAATACTAAACATAAAGAAGGGATCTCCGTATGTATTCCATCCTTTAGTTAAAGCAGTTTGACTTAATGACAAATTACAAATTTCTTGTTCTGCATCAGTAAATGCTAAAACATAAGTTTCATTGTAAGGATCATACATTCCAAGTTTTTGAGTGTTTGGATTATCTTTCAACTCATCTCTAAAATAGTTCTTCATACCATTTGCTGATATTTCCATAACTTGATCACCTGTCATTTGTAATACAGCTCCTCTTCTTGCATCTGTAAAGAAAACTATGTTGGCAAACTTGGCAAAACTTTCAGGATTATTACTTATACCATATTCAGATGGATGAACAATTTGATTACCTAATACTTCAGGAACAGAAGCAACTTGACCACCACCAACAGCATCTACCAACAAGTTTTTTCCATAAAGAACTGACGTTATTTTGTCTTGCTGTAATACCATTAAGTTGGTATCTAATGCGTACAACTTCTGTATCGGACCGTATTGCTTATCTAAATTCTTAAAGTTTGCTTGAGATAAATTAAATGAGTTTAATCGATTGGTTGATGTATCACCTTTATATATACCACTATAACAAAGTGATGCAATTTTATCTTCCTGCTTATAGTCCTCAATAACACTTGTTGCTCTTGGACTATATTTCATAGTAGGTCTCAAGAAGTTATCGTAAATTCTATATGACTCAACACCATTACCAAAAGCAAAAGCGTTGAAATCTGAGTTGTCTGACGTTACATTATTAAGTTCAACTATGAGTGGATCACCATTATTAAAATCTTGGTCTGATTCCCATTGTTTATAATATACTTTACCTGGTGTTACAGGGCCAATTCCAGGAAAAGCAAGATCTATAACTATAGCATAATTAGTTACATATAATATAGTGTATTCACCACTAATAGGGCCTACTATAGGTGGAGTTATGTCTGAATTCTGTACCCATACTTTTTCACCAACATTAAATGAATGCATTAAATCAGTTGATGTAGGTAAGTTAGGGTTTGCTGGACCTAATACTGTTTTACCTGATGCTTCTGGAACAGTTGGAAACACAGATCCACCTTCAGTAAAGTCAACATAAGGCCACGAAACCATGTGATTACCATTTTCTATTCGATAAGTCTTACGCATTTCGTAAAATATATCAATATCTGATTCTAATGGTACTGTTTCAGCTGATAATTGAACTGTAGGTGTCTGTGTAATAGATATTTCGCATAATATTTCATTCCTATTACAAATATATTTATCTCCAATTCCCCTAATTAACATACATAATACCCCATTGTCAGGATCTTCTAGTATGTAATTTGATGTAGGATTTCCAGTTACTAAAGGAACAGTTCCGTTTTGTGATCTTCTAAACATTATATTATTAGCAGATGTAACTAAATTATCGCTAGAATCTTTATACTTGAATGATTGATATGCTCCTGACTTCCAAAACCATTCTTCTAAATTCTTATAATAATTATCAGATACCCAATTATTAGTTTGGTTTCTAATTGGATCATTGGAATTGGGTGGAGTGTCTCTTATTATATTTATGTTAATGTTTGCACCAGGATATATTGGCCCATTAAATGGCAATATTGCATGCCCTCCATAATCATCTGGATCATAAGCTACTAATTCAGCACTACTATTTACTGGAATACCGCTTCCATAAGGAAATTGAGAAGTATATGCATCTATTACAGTTGATAATCTATAATCACTTACTGTATCCAATACTTTAAAATTTGCTCTTGCATTAAAAACATATATATCCCCTATATTGTAATTTCCACTATCAAATGTTAATTCAAATTCATAAACATTTAAAGTGATAGTATATGAAGATGTTGATACAGGTATTAAATATGGACCATTCCATCCACTATCAGCATCTGGTGTAGTTGTCCATTGAAAATGTGTTCCAATATTTGTTGGATTAGATGGATCTGGAAGTATTTTTATTGATATTCTGTAATCTTTTGCCAAATACGAACTTGATAGATATGAAATACTTATATTTATATTTGGTGCATTATTTTGATTTGGATATATTAATGTATTATCACCATTGTTAGCATAATAGGCATATTCAAATTTTACAGAATTTGATCTATTTCTTACTGGTGTAACCGTTTCGTCTCCATCTACACAAGCACTAGGTCTAGGCCCTCTACCACCTTGATATGTATAATATGTTTGAGATTGAGGATTATCTAAAAACACATCAGCTGGATCAGCCTTAATCTTAAAATATAATCCAGCAGTTGAAAAAGGTGATGTTGCATCTTTATATTCTAACTCAAGTACTTTGAATTGCTTGTTTGAATAAGTAGCTATGCCATTTGATGTTTTAAATATTATATATCCACCAACTGTTATTTTATCTCTGTCGGATTCATTTATTAGAAAATATCTAAATACACCATCAGCAATAAATAATCTTGGAAATATATTATAATAATCACCTTGGGCTTGCTTTATTGCAAATCTATAGTTAGTGGCCCAAAATGGAGGCTCATTATTCAATGTTACTTCAATTGAATTTGCTTTATCTGAGTTTAAAGAAGGTATGTATAGTGTGTTTTCTTTACTAGTTAACGCAGTAGTCATTCTACCATATTCATCAAGATAGATGATACCAATCTCATAATCACGATCACTCCTGAATGTTTTTTTAGGTTCAGTTGTTATAGACTCATCTCTAAGAATTAATGTATAATCAGGAACTATTTTTATACCATTAGCATTTACAATATCTCTAAATTGAACATAGTTTCCATAAACAAGTCTATTCCCTATTATCTCTTGAGCTTTTGCACTTAATGGAACATTGTCAAATAGTCTAGTTACCTCACTCGACTCTAAAGGAGTATATATTTTATTAGCACTAAAAGGTATAGTGTATCTATCATTGTCATTTATTTGTATATCAGCTTTATTATAGTTGTCTATTATATATACATTTAATCTGTAAGTATCAAAGTAAAGTAATTGAATTTGCTCAACAAACTCATTACCAGTATCAACAGTTACATCTACTTTATTATACTTATTCAACATTCCTTTGTTGTCGCCTGTGTTATAATCATAAGCAAATCCGCTTGCATGAAAAGCAACAGATGAAAAAGGAGATAGTGAACTATATTGATTGTCTTTATACTTAAATCGATATGAAAAGTATATAAACTTATCTTGAATGTTGTTTGATGTTTCTATTTCTGAATTAAAACTTAAATCAATCTTCGGACTATATAATGGCGGTCTTAAAATTACATTAATATCCTCAACAATTCTAGGATCGTCAGTAATATAACTTTTAGATCTTGCAATATTTATTCTTCTTGGAGGATTTAATCCATCCGTCCAATATATAAATGGTCCTTCATCTCTAGATACAGGAATGAAGTTTATACCAGTTACAGGATAGCTTTTGTTAAAATTCAACTGCCCTTGAGTACAAAGTAACACAATACTAGTGAACTGATATATCTCACTGTACTCAAATATGGCATCAAATGTATCACTAGTAACCAACCAATATATTAGGTTGTCAGCCTCATAAGTCACTGCACCTATTGTTTTGGCGTTTGACCCTGTATATGTTACACCTCTACCTTCAACTAATTGTTGAATATTTGAAACTAATGTATTGCCTAGTGAATTTGATACAGCACCTATATTAGATCCAGATGTTGTATCAATTGTTACGTTTAATGCATCGATATATTCACCATCAGGAACAAGTCTCTCATCAAGATCCTTATTCATCTTACCTGCAATAAAAGTCTTTTTTAATTCCATTATTTTATAATTTTATCACGCCCTCTTAGTGACATAAGTAATCTTGCTGGATGTAAGTTACTCAATCTTATTTTTGTATTTCGTAAAGAAGCCGTCTTGGCTTTTTGCACTCTATTTACAATATATTCTTGAACTCCTGTTTTATTGCTAAGAACCGCCCACTTCAAATAACTGTAAATATACTCCTCGGCTAATTTGTTGATTGTGATAAGAGAATCATCACCATTCTCCATTCCATCTGAAATGTATTCAAGAACAATGTAACCATCTTCAACGCCAGTAGAAAAATCAATTACTCCTGCTGCTTTGTTTATAGTAAACTTAGGATTTCTATTTGCTTCATCAGTAGCTAGACCATAACGTCCACCCATATTATAACCAAAGTACCACTCACCATTATAATCCCAACCATAATGACCATTGTAAGGCCCTGGCCCTGTGTATAACTGCTTGTCAAGTCGCATCATGTCAATCTTTGATGTACCTGTAACTACTTCACCATTTAAATCGAAAATAATATTGTAGTTATTATCTTGTAAGTATGCTGTAGCTGACAACACTGATCTATTCTCAGTTAGTTGCAAAAGAACACCTTGTCTAAGTAATGATATCCTTACATAGTTAACATAGTCAGGAGGAAGCACCATCTTTAAGCTATCATCTAAATGCAACTCAAGCACTTTTATGTTTCTTAATGCGTCATAGTTAATCTCTTGAATAGCTCTCTTTGCATGAAATAAGACAGTGTATCGCTCAACATTATTGACAAGTTTATCGTTACCAACATACATCAACATGAAGTTGTTAACTATATCCGCAAGGCTAACATATTGATATGAACCCCAATTCGTATCTTCAGGTATTATACCATTGTTAGTATAATATTGATAGTTAGTAATGTATGCCATTTATTATTGTTTTTGTTGTATTTCTTGTAGCTCTTCAGCCTTAGCCGCTGCTATAACTTCTTGCTCTCTAATCGACACGCCAGCATATTGTAATATCTTAACCACCAAATCAGAGAAGTCACTCATAGGCATTTCAAAGTCTTGATAGTCCAAAGCTGATGGGTTAAATAGTGGATCTCCACCAACAGAAGTATATGTCCACTTAGGCTCTTTTGGATACCTTAAATAGTGAGCATCTACATTTGCTGTTATTGTATTAGGATAAACCATGAAGTTAGATCTTGATGTAGTTGTACCATCATTATCCATCAATGTATAAACAGGGTAAGCAACAGATGGAGCGGTTAAATTTGAAGTTAATAAATAAAGGACTTTCTGTTGACTAACTTTCTCTATTTCCTTATTATTTAAAACTAGTTTTTGAATGAAATAGCTATCTGATGGTGCTTCAAAATATGGTGCTGTATAAGTTAATGTGTCTACCTTATAAAAGGTATCCAAAACTTCAGATAATTTTTTAGGTACGTCAGAATATCCTTCACCATGCATTCTTTGATTTTGCTTGATAATCGCATTGCTGTATAGATAGATATATCGTTCAAATACCTCTAACTGTGCCTGCTTGGCATATAGGTTGAACTCAAATGGTGTGATGTATCCCCTATTGTCTTTCGCTAATATAGACAGAACTGTATTTCTAACTTCGTTTATCATACTTACAAAGATAAATAAAAAAAGGCACTTACAATAAGTGCCTCTTCCTTTCTAGTTTGATAAATTATTAAGCGATAGCTACAGATGTAATCAATTGTTGAGTTGCACCAACCAATGGTAATGCAGGAACAATGATAGCATCAGGATTTGAAGCTGCACTATTAGCTAAAGCCAATGCATTAACTACAGCATAGTGAGATGCGTAACTAGCATCAGCAGTAGTAAATGTAATCGTAATTACATCAGCAGTAGCAACACCACCAATAGCAGTAAGTACTAATGTTGATGTAGATGGCATTGTAATTAAATAATCAGCGTTAGCTGATATTAATGCCTTTGGAAGTGCATCAGCAGCTCCAATTGTAAATTGCAAAAATTTTCTGTTCATTTTAAAACGTTTTAAAAGTTAGTAACGATGCAAATATACTAATTATTTGATAATTTATCGTCTAAGAACTGATACAGCTCAATGCCAGCATCAGACTGTAAATATGAAGCTAAAACAGATGTAGCATTATCACCAAATGGAATGGTCAATAATTTCTTTTTGTTTTCTTTTAAATTGAAATACAAATCTTTACCATGATTCTTTAAAACCAAATAACCATCAGATAAAGCTCTAGCTGCAATATTGTTTATTTTTAATGATGGATCATTTACGGCCTCCAAGAAATCTTGCGGATACCTCTTAGCATAAATCATCATATCTCTTTTAATTTCAGAACTACTCATTTTATCAACTTGTCCACCAACTAAAATACGAGCTACTGCTTCTAATGTATTAAAGTCATTTGCAGCCAAATCTCTAGCGGCCAACTGTGCATCAAGTTCTGAGTACATTGATTGAATATCTTCTTCAGCATCTTTTTCATTGTCAAATTCAAAAAACTCACTTCCATTTCCAGGATGATAATGTAAGAATTGTTGTAATACTGGATTAGTTCTAGGAACTGTTAAAACACCATCTTCAAATACAATTGGTTCAACAATTACATTTTGATCTTGCTCTTCCTGAAAAGGAGTATTTGAATTTCGAGCGTAACGAAGTGGGTGATTTGTATTTGTTTCTGTACAATAGTAAAGTAAACGTTGTCTAGGTGTATCCTTTGAAGCTATATAATAAGACAAAGGAGATTGATTGTTTCGCAGAATATAAGTTCTGTCTTTTGGTTCGAGGTTTACCCTCTTAATTTGTAATTTTTCCATTTTATATAATTTAAATTTTAAAAAAATAGAGAGGGACACTAATGCCCCTCTCTGTATTTATTCTTATCCTTTGAAGATAAAGAAGTTGTTAGCACCAAGTGTACAAAGTGCACGCTCAGTTAACAAGTTAACCTCCATTGCATCTAAGTCACTAGTAGCAGCTCCACCAGCAGAACCAGTCATCCAAGTTTTGTAACGTCTGTTTTCAGTCTCAGAAGCTCGGTAACGAACGTGTAAGAATGGACGTTTTGCGTTTTTACCAAGAACTTGGTCATAAACTGTTGTTGTACCAGCAGGAACTAATACTCCGTTTACAGCTCCACCAACTAAACCACCACGAAGAGTAGCATCATTAAGATATTTCCAGTCAGTTTTGTAGAACTCATAACCTCTACGGAATCCTGTGAATCCAAGATTCAAAGCCATTTGCTCGCTGTTATCAAATAATCCGTAAGATGTTCCACCAACTCCGTAAGAGTTTTGAGCAGCTAACATATCATCGATATCGAAAGAGAACTGACGGTTCAAGAACAATGCATTCTCAGCGATAGCTCCTTGCTTGTCAAGACGTTGTACGATAGTATCAAAGTCAGACAAAGCAGATGGATTACCACCAGCCCATACATTTCCTCTTGATTCGATAGAAGCGAATAAACCTTGTGTACCTTTGTTACCTAAGTCACCAGTTGTTAATGCGATAGCACCAGATCCAGATTCAGCAACAACACCTTCTACCATTGCCATTTCCATATAATCTTCGAAACGTAAACGGTTTTCGTGCTCTGACTTCATATACCATAAGTAACCTGTAGCTCCATTCTCAGTAGTTACTTCAACCCATCCGATTTGAGCCATATCAGATCCTGATACAACATATTTATCTTTGATGATGATAGGAGATACTTCAAAAATGCTATCTTGAGCTTCTAATGAACCTGACATTCCGTTAGATCCTTTTTTGAATTCAGAACCATAAACGAAAGCAGTAAATGTAGCTCCAGTATCAGCTGTAGCAATACCACCAGCATTGTAGAAAGCAACTTTAAAACGAGTTGCATCTCCAGATACAGGACATTCAGTTACGATACCTTTGTAAGATGAAGATGAAGATGCATTGTTTGATAAGAATACAGTTTGACCAACTCGGAAAACACAAGTTGCTGAACCAATATCAAAAGTAACAACATCATCACCACCTGAAGCACCTACAGCTGTAACAGCAGTATACTTAGTATGTAAACGACCTTGCTCCGCCCACTTAATTAAGTCAGAGTTAGAAGGAAGTTCAGCACCAACCATACGCAAGAAAGATGCGATAGATCGATTACCATAACGCTCGAATTCTTGCTCATAAGTATCAGGAAGATACTGATTCAAGAAATCAAAGTTTGTAATGTAGTTTGTAGGCAATGCTGCCTTAACGGAGCTAGGTGTAATTGCAACACCAGGACTCGCTTGTAATGTACCAGCCATTTTTTCTAATTTTTGTTTTTGTTTCTAATTACTAATCTGTTGCCACGATCATCATCTATAGCCGTAACTTTGAAACCTGGTGCTGGTGTGACTTGCGTAGCCTGTCGAGTCATGTCAATATTTTTTGACTCTTTAGCCACATTGTCAACCGCATCTGCCATTCCTTTCTCGTAGAAAAACTTGGCAAACTTCTCTGGGTTCGAAGCCACTGCAATAGCACGATGGAAAGATTCAGCGTCCTTAAGATAACCATCATCATTTAAGAACCTTGATACAAAGTTCTGAAGATTAGATTGCTCTTTCAGCAGGTCTGGTGCTTCAGATGGTTTGTAAACTAACTTTTTATTCTCGTCTAAATTAAATCCGAAACCTTCGAACTTTTCAGAGAATAAATCAGAAGTCTTCTCACTGAAATACCTTGCCCTTTTTGACTGCTCTTCATCAGTTTGAGCCGCAGCTTGTTTATAACTCTTATATGCTTCATACGACTCTTTCTCTTCTTGCGGAACAAAAGATTCTCTTGACTCAAGAGGAACTTTATACTGTTCTTTTAAGCTGTTGAAATAGTCCTTAGCTTTTGTGAGTTCTTTTTTCTTAGCCAACTGCTTTTTCTTAATTTCCTTCTCTTCCTCAAAATCTGGATCGTATCCAAACTGAGTTTCAAGATCGAACTTGATATCATCAATGTCAAGATCTTTATCTTGATTTCTTCGATACTCAAATAGCAATTGGTCCTGATCCATTGAATCGTAATCTTTATTCAATTTAATAAAGTCTTCGATTCCACGACCAGTCTCTTTTTTATATTTCAAATAGGTAGCAACCTCTGGATCTAAATCCTCATTGCTTGAACGTTGCTCAAACAACTCATCAAGATTGCTAATCTCTTTGTTATATCTTTTTCCAATATATGAAAGAACTTTGTTGTCGTCTATCTCAATCTCTTGAGGTTCAACTGGTGTGTCTGTTGGCACACTAATATCAACTTTATCCACAGTTGGCTCATCTTGAACTTGTCCTGTTTCTTCAGCATGTTTATCCAACAACTGTTGTTCTATTTCTGCAACTGACTTCTCCTCGAACTCAACTGCTCTTACTTTAAATTCTCCTTCCATTTGATTAAATTTTTACAAAGATAATAATTATATTTTAAAACATATATAATTAGTAAAGTAGCTAATATATTATGCAAAAGCATATAATTTTAGGCAAAATAGCTAATATATTATGCATGAGCCAAAATAAAGATTTTTTTGATGTTTTGGCTGTTTCTCAGTTGCCAAATCTGGAAAAATTCATGCAATTTGGCAAGTAAATAATCGGTAAAAATCCGATTAATCTAGGTCTACGTTGTCATAAAACATAGCATCTGAATCTTCAGTATGCCACTTATCAAACCCTTCGCAGTTAAACCAAGTGTTATTAACCAAGTAGTCAGGCTTAGATGGAAACTCTTTTGTAACAAATGAAGGCTCATACCAGCGTACCCTGTTGTTTGGCTGTAAGGCTATCTTACCGTTATCAAGTAATATTATATGATGTGACTTGTGCTCTAGTGGATCTTCAGCCAATGTAATATCAGTATTTATATCGTTAGACCCCCAATTTATTGTAGCGTAATAAGTTCCTTTGTGCCACTGCCTATCTTTCATATATACATCAACATTTGTATCATACACATAAGAAAGTTGTGTCAATGTAAAACGATAGCTAAAACAGTTCCATATCTGTAAGTAATGGAAAGGTAGATCGGGATTTGGTAACTCTGGTTCAGTTAGTAACGCATGGCTAGGTAACTTATCTCTCATGACACCATTATCAAGTAAAACTTGAAATAATGCAGCTTGACCTGGCATACATCTTACCGATATAATTACGCCTTCTGTAAATTCACCATACCCTTTTTTAAATTGATACATGTACTCATTCCTTACGAATACCTTCAAAGGAAAGAAATTGTGTTCTATATATGCCATATTTACATTATATTGGTTACAGTAAAATGTTTACTGTAAACAACTATTTAGGACTAAATGATTCTAAATCGAAGCCATCCAAAGAATCTTCTGAACTTTCGAAGTTCAATGGTGGTAAGTTATTCTTTCTCTGATTTATAAGTTCTGATTGTCTTGTTGCCTGAAGATCAACTCGCTTATCTTTAGCCTCTTCTTTTTTCTCTTCTCGCTTCATCAAGTTTTCAGTCTCAATACCTTTTAACTGCATATTGTACTGGAACTCTCTATCCATCAACTGAGCCTTAATAGCCGCCTCAGCCTGCATCTGTTGAACCGCAAAATTCATCTCAGCTTCTCTCAATTGTATTTTAGATTGAGCTTCAAGTTGAACTAACTGAGCTTTAGATTCAGCGGCCGCTTGCTGAGATTGGATATTACTCTGCATTTGCATTTGGAACTGCATTTCTTGATCCTTCTGCTTTTGCTCCATTCTCTTTCTTCGTTTCAATTTCAATAACTCATTTGCTAGCTTAATGTTATTGATCATTCTAATGTCAATAGCATCTTCTAGATCAATTGTTTGTTGTTGCAACGATACCTGAATGTTAGCCTCAAGCATTTGCTTCTGCTCTTCATCTGGAGCTAACTCAATGAATATACCAAAGTCATGTAAATACAAATCTTTAATGTCATCAAGTATTGCCACATTATATTTACCTATCTGCATAGCGAACTCTTCAGCAAAGTCAGAGTACTCTAATATATCAGCAATTCGTATTGATAAACACTCAGCCAGCTTCTTAGTAATATTAAGGCCTCCTTCTAATATATGTCGTGTAGCTGTGTTTGAGTTCAATGCAGCTAGTTTCTGAACACCAACTAATGCGTCAGGGCTAGGAGTTGATCCGTCTCTAACTTCATTGATCCCAGTCACATCACGTATCATGTTTAAGTAGTGATTGTAGCTTCCTATCAATGCAGCCATTTTAGACTGACCACTATTTGAATTTAACTCTTGAATAGGAACTCTAGCATTATTGAATTCACCATCTTGAGTGTAACTTCTACCAATAACACTACCAGTTTGAAAGTATAGTTTTAACGCGTCCTCTGGATTATACGCTGCTCCTGTACCAAGATCAACTTCGTTAATACCATCAGCATCAATGAACACACCATCAGGAACTACTCTTGCCATTACTTGTTGCAGCTTTAAGTGAGTAAGTTGTATCTGATCAGCAAAAGGAATCATACGTCTTACTAATGACTCGTTATTTCCTTTATACATTCTAGGTGCAAACATCACATAGTTAGGAAGTGCTTTCTGTGTAGCTGACTTAGGTCTAACCATGTTCTTCATCATATCCCATTTCAACATGATGTTAGATCCACCTACTAATATACCTTCGTACCAAACATCTCTTACAGCCTCAACTTTCTCAAACATCATTCCTTCCTCAACTGGAGGATTGAACGTATCATTCTTTCTAATTACTCGCTCACCACCGTTCTCAAGGATTTTCTTCTTCCATACAAATCGCTTGGTAGTTTTGTAATTTAAGTATAGTAATGTTACTACTTCATTTAAGAAGGCATCATCTTGGTAGTTTCTAATAATTGGAAAGTAGTCATACCAAGCAGATGAGGCATTTCGTATTTCTTTTAATTGCTCATCAGTTAAATTTGGATTAATCTTTAAAAGTTCAGTGTAATGAACTTGCTTAACCTCACCAAAATAATAACAATCCGAAAAGTCATTTTTCTCAGTATAACTATGAATGAAATTTGCAGGATCTACATAATCAATTTTTAATCCATCGTTAACTAAAAATGTATGTCTTGCAACAGCCTTACCTAATACAGTTAAATCATAATCAATTAACTTCTTTGTCTTTGAGTACTCATTCATCTTAAGAATAGTATCAATGGCAACCTCCTCAGCAATCTCAATAGAAGGCTTGTATTTTAGCTGCATATAAAGAGCCAACTCTTCATCATTCTCTGGTAACTCGTCAGGACTTACATTGAATGCATCAATACCAAATTGATCTTTTGTCATTTGCAAAAAATCCTTGGCAACCATATCAGCCTCAATCATATCTTGAAATATGTTCCGCTTTTCAGCAGACATAACATCTTGAGATTCAGCTTTAATAGTAAACAACCTATCATTCATTCCATTGACAACAATGTCAACAAATTTTGGTATAATAGGTATTGGAGTCCAGTCTAAATTCAACATAGACATATCCCCATTTACAGCTAATTCATCTTTATATTTTTGTACAGGTTGCTCACCCCTTGCATATAATCTTAAACGATGGAATTCACCCCATTGATCATAGAACCGACATGTATTTGCTTTACGCTTAAACCACTCACCCTCAATTGATTTTGCTACTTTCAAACCATATTCAACGGTAGATTTTTCTTCATCACTAGCCATTTGGTTTGGAAAGGGTGATTGATAAATTACAACTGATAATTTCTCCATTATTTTAATATTTCGCTTCTGATTCCACGATTATCGTATTTTACAAATTTAATACTTATTTTTGATTCCTTTTTCTCTACATCAAACAAATGCTTACGTGTAGCCATAATAGCTAAACCTGAGCTAATGGAAGCATCATGTTTTGTTCTATTATTTGGATCGAATCTAGCCCAATCTTCCAAAGTCTTTGTAAAATACATCGATCCCATGCAGTCAGGATCTCTATAAGTTCCCTCAGTATCAAGGCCTACATATTCCTCAATATATGTTTCAATGGCTGATGCATGAGCCTGTCTTACATCTTCAGATGAGTTAGGTATTCCACCTATTTCTATTTCAGTTTTAGATAGTTTTGTTTTGTGTTTGTCAGGTCTATTCATTGAGAAAGCCCTGTACCCTCTATTTTTAAAGTGATATAATAATCTAGCTTTGTTATTCTCAGCTAATAATGGCATACCATAAAAAACACAAGCCATTAAAACATCTTCAAAAAATATCTCAGCAGTCTGCGGTCTTGCTATATACTCTAAAAAGAACTCATTCGTTGGTGCTTCCTCCATGTGAAATTTAGTCATGCCATGCAAAGCACCATTCGAACCTCCGCCGCCAACAACCCCTGATATGTCATAAGGGTCACACCCAAAAGCACCCATGTGCTCATTACCAGGATACTTTTTACCACCTCTTGTTATAACTCTATTTCTCAGTTGTTGATTTGGAATCCAAGATACTAAAAACCTGCCATTCTTATCAGGTGTCCATACTACCTCACTATCTAACTTACCATTCTTCCAATGAAAATATCCTCTTGTTAAAACACGATCTTTTATAAGTGAATCATTATAGTCAATCTGTTGGTATATCTTTGTCAAGTTAAATACAGACTGCTTTGACTCATCTCTAAATGCATGCGATTCTGTTCTTGGAAATTGTCGATAAAATTCGTTTAATGCATCTGAGTCACTTTTCAATGCAGCGACCTCATTATTCCACCAAGTAATTACGCCTTGCGTTATCATCTCACCATCAATACCTCTTACTGATTTGTCAGGATCTTCAAATACAGGCCAACCGAACTCATCAATATACCCCTCAATATTCCACTCCATTGGAATGAACAAAGAATATAAACCACTCTTCGTTTGTCCATTAGCAGACTTTAATGTTGGATTACTATCGTTGTATAACTTCTTAAAATTCTCTCCACCTTTTGATAATGCATTTGATGTTGAACCCATCATACACTTACCAACTATCTTACTACCTAATCTAAGACATGTCTTTGTTACTCGCCAGTTGTTTAATATGTTCTCAGGCTTCTCCCATTTTCCTGATTCGTCATGTACAAGCATTAATAGCTTCTCACCATCGTAACTGTTGTCCGCTGTGTTCTTCCAGTCAATTGTTGTATCCAATCCATCAATATCATCTTGATTTTCTTGGTCCATGTTCTTACGAGTAATCTTACTTGCAGGAACGCGAAACGCCAACTCAGTTTTTGGATTATCCATACCGTCCTGAATTGGCTTGAAGAAAAATGGATAGTTTCTTACAATCGGAACAACCTTGTCAGTAAACATCTTTTTAGCATCCGATCCAGTCTTAGATAAAATACCAATTCTTGAGTCACGAACTATTGTACCTGTATTACTTATCTCAGAACTAGACATAAACGAGAAACCAGAACGCCTGTTTTTTAGGTAACACATACCAAAAGATCTATTGTCAGCCTTGCATGCTTCCCAATAAATATAGAATATCCTATTTGATTCTCGGAAGTCAGGTAGACCAATATCAATCTTTGTCCATTGTAAATACATATAATGTGTTCCTGTTATATATGTAGGAACATTATTATTCATAAACCAATAACCATTCTCTCTTTTGTCAAACTCACCTTCAATTAAGTCAACATACTTTGATTTAAACGCATTATCTCTTCTATTCCAATCAAATATTGTCTTGATTTTCTGTAGTTCAGATGGATACTCTTGTGCTACCCATTTGTTGCCGTAATCGGTAACTTTTTCAGGTGTTGAAGGAAGTGCAATCTTAACACTATTGATATCATATATCTGACCTATTGTACCATCTTTTGATATAACTACCAAATCATATTTTGGATCATAACCATACTCCCAAGACTTATGCCTATTCTTAGTTGTCAATACATTCTTAGGAATGTAATCATCAAGTATAACGTAAAGATTATTTTCCATTTATACGCCTTATTGTTAAAAGTATTTACTTCTTTTTTGCCCTGCCTTCTGCGAATCCACCATTTCCTACGTTTATCGTAGGAATCTGCGAATCGCTACTTTTATTTTCCTCCTCCTCAATCTTAGCTAACATATTCAAAGCATCCTCAAATGCCAACCTTTTAGCCGATGCAGCGTTCTTTAATTTATCTGCTGATATATCATCCTCAGATCGAGTTATAATTGGCTCTTTTAATACTTTTATCAGCTCATCAATAGCAACTTTTGCTGCCTCTAATATCTCTACTTTTTTAGACATATATTTCGATTGTACATTCTATAAAGAATCTCGTTATTTATTCTAAATTCATACTCGCTATCAGGAGTAAATGATACAATATCTCCAATCTCTACCTCATCTAATTCATCATTCTTAAATACTAATTCACCCCATAATTCTTCAAGACCAGATATAGGGCTGAATATTTTATCTTCAGATGGAATAGGTCTAACGAAAACAAATGGAGATGGTGCACTCCAAAGGTTTTTATCTTTGGAGTATAGATATACTTGTTCTGGCTCAACAATGAACAAGTCATCTTTTAAGTGATGCCAACTACTCTTTTGTCTGCCTCGCATATCATAGTAAAACTTAAAAACATTATGGTGAACTACCACAATGTCTCCAGGAACTATTGGACCATTATAATAAACAGGTATAGATAGAACTTCTGCAAATCTATTTGATACAGTATGATCTTCTTGGGAGGCACTTACAATAAACTCACGATCTCCGTAAGTCCTTATATTGTCATACCTCCTACCATCAATTGGCTTGATGATAAAGCAGTATGGTGATTTCATTAGAAATTTATATTAAATTCAATAGATACTGGCATTGAAACTGAAAACTCTTTCCATAGAGTAATCTCATCATTCTTAATAATATAAAGTTTTATGCCATCTTCAGTTCTTATAATCTGATATATATTATAAGTTTTATCTAGCACTTCTTGTCCAACAGTGTAGTTCATTGACTTCATATAATCAGGACCAACCGATATTTTTCTAATTATACTCACCTGTTTGTAGATTGATAGTTATATCACCATATTTAGCAACTATATCCTCTTGGTACTTTGCTAAATCATGTGCTGCAATATCTAAATTAGCCAGCGTTGATTTTTTTTTGCTTTTAAGTCTTTCGAATGAAAGCTCAATGTCAGCTACTTCAAATTTAAGATCTCTAAAGTTGCGGTTAAGCTCTGTCAATTTAGACAGTTCGTCTTGTTCAATTTTTTTCATTTTATTAAATTTTATAATGCAAATATAACTAAATTAGTTATATACTCTAATCTCAATACTTGTCTTATTTAATTTATTATCTTGAGCTGCCCCTGAAGAATTATAAGTTATTAAACTTAATCTATCTACATCACTAACACTAAAAGTATTTTCACCTGATGATGTTTGATTAATCATCAAATATGTTTTATTATTTGTAAATGCACCCAATAATGTAGCTAAATATTCTCCAGTTGTATCTCTAGCCCAAACAATATTTCCAATGGTGTTCTCTAGCACTATAGCAACAGGTGCGTTTGTTGACGTTTGAGTTAATAAAGCTGTATAAACTTTATATGTAGTGCTACTAAAGTTTGACATATCAAACTGAACTTGATCTCCATTTGAATCACTGCCAAATAGTCTATCACCTGCCGCAGGTAACTTTACTGGATAATTATTTACTTTCATATGCTAAATGTTCTTACAGCACGCACATAATAAGAGTTGTACTTAAAGTTGAAGCTGGCAAGCCCACTGATGAAGTTGAAGTACCACGCGTAGTTGCTGATGTACTCCGTACTACTCCAATAGGAGGCATTACCTGTAAAACTATCTGTACCTAAAACTTTATTAACTATAGCTGCTGAATTATAACACATGTTTAATTCCCAGTTTGAAGGTAAATACCAGTCATTATAACCACCACCAGAATGAAGTCTTGCTAAACCTGCCGCATATGTATTTGCGGCTGGAGCAGTAGTTTGTGCTATAATAGCATTTGTATTACCTAGACCATCACTAAAGCTTTGAGCAGCAGGTCCTATAAGTGTAGATTGAAATGCTGGTAAAGCCCATTGAATACCAGTAGATAAGTTTGTTAAACTTGCTATAAGAGCTTTTTCAGTAGTACCTTCTTTCCAAAGAGCAACTACTATACCTCCTCCTACAAGTTCTCCTATATAATGACTACCACCACCAAAATCAGTCATATCAAACTGAACTTGATCTCCATTCGAATCACTTCCAAATAACCTATCACCTGCCGCAGGTGTCTTAACTGGATAATTATTTACTTTCATCTGCCTTGCGATTTATATTGTTTTTTATAATTCTTACTCGTCTTTGTCTTGCTAGTCTTTGTCTTAGCATGAACACCAGGTCGTTTTACCTTTGGCTTTGCTATAAATGATGATATGTCCTTCTGCTTTTTCATTACAAACTCTTTAACATCTCAATTACTCGCGGACATGGATACATGTCAGACTTGTCTTTTCTTACTGAGTTATGTGTAAATATACCATTCTCACCCTTCATAGCCCTCTTCGATAAATCCCAAATGTCATCATTATATTCTTTAGGAATGTCGTAAGTTTCACACAAATATACAACTAATTGACGTAAGCTCTCAATCTGCTTGTCAGTGTACTTATGCCAATATGTATATCCCTTGAATGGCTTGTCTAGCTCAGTAACTTCACTGTCATCAACCAACCCACCAACGTAGTTGTAAAACTTACCGTTCTTCTCTTTTAACATACCCCAGTTACATACCTCAATACCTACTGAGTTTTTGTCAAGTGCTTTGTAAGGAACTCCCATATTTGAGAACGGAGCGTTCTTTAATCCCAAATGATATGCCCATTCTCTTGATGAGAAGCACTGCACAATTGTACCTTGATTGCCTATGATAAATGCCGTAGCAATTCTATCTTTTGTGCTATCCCAATATTTAGCAACTCCAACAGCATTACCATTACCTGCTGTGTGGTGCAAGTAAATCTGATTCTTAGGAGTTTCCTCCTGAAAGTATTGAGTAGATTTCAATCTGCTCTGAACTATTTTTGTCGTATCTAACTTCATGTTAATTTATCTGCTTCTTCTTTTGCTCTTGTTACAAAAGATCTTAACGATTTAAGTAGGTTCTTTCCTGTAACCTCCTCATATTTCTCATTAATAGATTTAATTTCTACAGCTACACAGAAAAATGCTACAATCTTTGTCATTACTAAATCAACAGCTATAAAGTGAGCTAGCAAATCAGCAGCTATATATTTCTCTATTATAAAAACAAATAATATAGATCCACAATAAAGTAAAGACTTACTTAAAACGTGAGACAATCTTCTACTCCTAATAGCCTTCCAGCCTCCCTTTTTAACGCTTCTCCAAATGCCAAAACAAGTATCTAAAATGATTGCAAGAAGTGCAACATATATCATTGGTTTAACTGGTGATAATACTGCTAGAAATGATGTTGCTAGTAGAAGTAATTTTGTTTTCAAAGTAAGTAGTTTTTTATAATTCTGTACGTAATATATATTACTAGCAAAATTAATAAAATTCCTAGAACATTATTTAGCAGTATCTTATACCAAGGTGTCTTTTGATAATACTTAACAGGAATCTTTCTATATACCACCCTTTCTATTGGTTTTTCTATATATATAGTATCGCATTTACCATCTATATATACCTTGTCTTTTACTCGCCACACCTTTACTTTTACACGATCTTTCTCTAATACAATAGTGTCATAAAGCTCTTTTATACTCACTACAGTATCTACAGATACTTCGGGTACAATAATTCGAATTGTGTCTCGAATTGTATCTCTTACAACCAATGTATCACTAGTTAAAAGATATGGATACTTCTTTACTAACCTATCAAATCTTCTTTGAGGCGTGCATGATATAACTAAAAATAGTAATGGAACTAAGTAGCGCATTAAGCCATATCAATTATTACTTCATAACCTTGTTCTTCCATAAACTTCTGGTAACTCAATGTCAGTTCCTGAGATTGTAATCTTTTTTTCTTCTGTTCCTTTAATTAAAATTACCATAATATTTTTTTTGTAAAGATAATAAATTATTAAAATGGATTTGGTACTATAACTTCAAATGTTATTGGAGAACCTAAAACTATATCTAAACTTTTGTCATAAGTAATATACCAAAATATTGGATTATCTAATTCTGCTATTTTATAATCAACCCAATTTTGTGTAACGTCATCTGGTGAAACTGGAATGCCATAATAAGCATCACATAATTCTCTTGCATTAATAGCATCCTGTTCATTCGTGTATTTGTAGCCAATTATTTCCATTAGTATATTGAATAGTAAGTATTTATATTTCCATTTATTCCTGAAACATTAGCTGATTGATTTGTTGGATATATAATTATTTCAGAAACATATTTAATACCATTAAATGTATTACCAAGAGCAGCCCCTATACTAATTGGATTACTAAATGTTAAACCACTAAGTGTAGTTATTGAAGAAAAGGCATTATTATTTAATGAAATATTAGATACTGCTCCATTTCTATAAGCAGAAATTAAAAATTTTGTATTATTTGCTATAGATGGGAAAACTCCATAAGGAGGATTTTCTTGTTTCCAACCCCCTCCAATTGTATTAGAACCATCTGTAGCTCTACCTAACCAAAATCCATATTGATAATTATTATCTATTAATCTTGCAGCAATTACTTCACCTGACATTTGTTTAGCTACTGCAAATATGCTGCTATCTCCAAATTGAAAATTAACAGATGTTATTAATTGTTTTGAATTAAAATAAACAGCTGGTAAACCAGTACTTAATAAATCAATAACTCCAGATGTTACTATTGATGGCTGTGCAGTAGCAGTTGATTGAGTAACATTATTTCCATTTCCACTTTGATCATACCAAGTAGTCACAAAACCATTACTGGCACCTACAAAAGTTAATAATGAGGCAGTGTCTAAAACATTATTTACAAATCCTATATCTTGTTCCGTATTATCACTTGAACGTCTTACTCTTATACAATTACCAGTGTATGCAGTTCTTAATTTTCTAAGTGAATAAGCAACTGTTGCACCTGAGTAAGTATCAAGAAGATAACTAAAGGGTGCTGCCTTAGGCATTAATGATATCAAGTTATAATAACTCATGCCTCTGTAGTTACTCCAATTACATCAAACTTGTCGTCAGTAGCGTTATATATAACACCCAGATATGTCGTCTTACTAGCCGTTGTAGTAGTCGGTAATGTTACACCTATCGCTCTATACTTTGTATCATAAGCAATAGTCCTAGCCGAACCGTTGTCCTTTATTCTTATCATCAACGCCTGACCTTGTACCCATGTACCTGTTGGATTATTTAATGTCAGTCCTACCGCTTGTGCTGTTATTACGACAATGTCATTAGTTGCCACTGGCGTAACTGTTGCAGATGGAGCAACTGATTGTGCAACTGGTATTTTTGCTAGTTCTGAAATTTCTTCAATAGTGTAAACCTCTGATGGACTGTTAGCCTGAGCTGACTTCCTCTCTGCCGTATTTACATTTGGAGATATCCCTATAAATTTTGTTCCTACTGGTATACTCATTTTTTAATATGTTTTATTTAATACAAAGATATCTGAATAAATTGAATTAGATGTAGATGCAGCTCCCCACTGAACAGTTATATCTAAAGTATTTCCTACAGTTGTGTCAAACGTTGTATTGTTAACTGCATTCCACGCAAACCCCTCAGTTACACCATTCGATGTCTTGGTGAAATGAAATGTGCCCAACGCTACAATAGATGCCACGCCTGCCACCCCCAATGATCTTACTGTAAAATCAATATTTAAAGAGAATACATCATTAACAATATTCGATATCGTTTTAGCTCCACTGTCAGCTAATATAGTGTTACCGTCCTTGATCTTTATTCTAATTGTCTGATTGTTACCAACGTTAATAACACCAGCAATCACAGCCCTAAAGCTATCACCAACCTTAAAACCATTCGCTGGAACAAACAAACTGCCTACTCCACCATTTATCAACGATGTCTCTACAGCAGTATTGGTTATGGGCGTGCTATTGGCCGTTTGAGCGAATAATCCAACGTTACCTTGAATCTGATCAATAGTATATACTTCAGTCGGACTGTTAGCCTGTGTGGACTTCCTTTCTACCATGTCTACACCTGGTAAAATTCCTATAAATCTTGTTCCTGCTGGTACGCTCATATCTCAAAAGGTGGTGGTGTTGGTTTCGGTTCGTACGGTATCAATTCAAGGTCTTTAACCCACATAAATTCAGGATTAACACATTGCTCCATTTCCTCAACTGAGATTACCCAATTATTATTAATATCTTGAATAGGATTGAAATAAGAGTATGGTGCATACCATTGACCTATTAATTCGTCTTTTTGTACCTCTGTCAATAGTCCGACATACGTCAACTTTTGTTCCGTTGTTAAATCTGTTAGTTTCATATATTAGTGTTAAACTTGGCGAGCCAAGGCTGTGTTGAAATTTTGTACCGCTGTGTAAAAGTTAGCTGCTTCGGTGTCTGTTAATCCATCACCTATTGAGGCGAAAGCATAATTTCTTTGAGCGTAATATTGTGGGTTACCTTGAAAATTTATAGCTGCTAAAAATAAATTTACCTCACCTCTTGCTCCACTTGCACCAGTATATGTGCTACCTAATTGAACATTATTTTTAAATAATTTTAAAGAACTTGCAGATGTTCTTGTTCCAATATAAAAACCAGTTGAATTTGTGTTTGCTGTTATCACACCTACACCTCCATGAATATAAGCATAAGCAGTATTTGAATACCGAGCATATAAAGCACTTACAGCAGATACCAATTGACCTCCAAAATCAAGACCACCTAAATCATTATTTGTTCTTGAATAAAAAGATAAATGAGCTGAATTATTTGTGTTAAATTGAGTATTTGGATTGAACCCTGTATTTGCATAACCATTAGAGCCTGATGTATAACCATTAGAGTTATGTGTTGCAGCACCATTAAATGATAATTGATATTGAGCTGTATTCTTTAAATTATATGTATGTG